AAAGAAACATCTATCTTATCAACTAGTTCTTTTATCCTGTTTGTGGATAGTTTTATTTTTTCTTTTATCACATCAATATAACTCATTCCACAGAAATATTCAGGATCTACACCGTATAAAGATTTTGTAGATTTAAACTCTTTCTTGCTGTCCATATCAGCTCCCTTTTATTTTATTTAAAATTTTACAAAAGCAATCTTAAATCAACCTTATTCTAATGCAAAAATCAACGATTATGTGATAGTTTTATAAATCCATAATCCCATCTTTTACCAATGATTTTCTTTAGAGCTTTTATTCTCATGTAAATATCATAAGCATACTTTTCTCCTTTCTTATATTTTGTTCCTCCATTGTAAGATGCCCAAACTTTGAACCAGTTTCCTTTTCTCACTCTGTACCAGTAATTTAACTCATCTACAGCCTCCTTTGTAGCGAAATTAATATCAGTAATCAATCTAGTGCAAATTTTATTCATGTTGAACTTTGTCTTGACCCATTCTGGGTGCCTTTCAAAGACTGATGACAACAAATTATGATACGGCCCGCAAGCTGCATCATCTTCCCCCCCATCAAAAACATTAACAAGAGCTTCCCCGGCTAAGGTTTCTTTCCATGCTATAGCCGTGAGAGTCCATTTGTATTTTGTTTTTTTAGCATGTTGATAAACTATGTACAAAAACAATTGCTGTCTTAATGTTAATTTAGAGAATGCTTTTTCATAATTCAAAGAAAATGCAAAACTTACCATAAGTAGAACAAAAACGATTTTTTTCATATTTGTCTCCTTTTATTTTAAATTTTGAATTATTCTATATATCATATCTACAAATTTCATCATTTTAACAACTATCTCATTAGAATATGCCATTAGTCCTTCTTCATCTATTCCACACTCTTTAAAAATAAATTTCTCAGCCATCCTTATTTCATCGGTATTTACTATCCCTTTGAACTCTTCCTTTTTTCCTTTAAAAGTTGTTTTAAATTTTCTTAAATACAAAACAGCAAATAATAATGTTTCCAGTTCTTTGTTATCTATCAAATTAAATTCTGGAACTTGCGCAATTGCTTTATTTATTTTATCAGCCCACATTTCTGCAGCATCATAATCCATGATACTTATTTTTCTATAAATAAAGTTGTATACCTTCGATAGGGCATTAAGTTCAATATGCTTAGGTTTGAATTTATTTATCTGAGCAGGTTTTGCACCTTCTTTTCCAACCACAAAATTATATTCATATTCGTTTTCAAAGTATGGATTTTCTTTGTCTCTAAAAATCGACAATTGATTTGCTACAATAGCTAAATGCCATATCTCTTTATTTTTTAACATTCTAACAGTTTTTTTAATGTCCAACTCTTTAATTGGCTTTTTAGTACTAATTAAATGAGTTGACACATATTTAAAAGCATCTTTAAAAGGAATTTGTATCTGCTCTCTCTTTTCTTTAACAGTTTCTTCTCCACTGTATGGACAGACGCCTATTGTTTCTCCAAAATCTCTACAAATTTTCGGTCTGTCCTCATAAATAAGACAACCTTTATTTAGATCTAAGAATGGGCAAAGTTTTTTATTTTTCCACGTAAACTGATACGCATCATTTACTCTATTAACAGCAATATTTCTTTCATTTATAACATTCATATGTTTATATGCTATTTTTGCAGCCTCTTCTAATGTTGCTATAGGATGTATTGTGCAGCAACCACCATTATTAACTTTTATACATTCAAAACACGGAAATTTTTTCATTTTCCAACTCCTTTCTTTATATTTTTTTTAAATTTGCTAGCTGTTTTATTTTGTTATCAACATTTTCGTTGTTACTCATTTTGTTTTCTATCATATTTTGCATTTTTAGAGGCGTATAAGGCAAATCTATGGCTTTAGGTACATTACCTACCCCAACTAGCTTTTCGTTTCTTATACGGCCTGTAAGAGCCAAATTTTTATATATTTTTAAAAATTCATCCTTAGCTTTATCCCTTCTCCTTAAATCTTCATTAGTGATGGAATATGATACTCTTGTGCAAAATTCCCTCCAGCCACCCATTTTATTGATTGTGTTGTTAATAATAATATCATTGAATGCAGGATTAACCCTTTCTCCATAAATTATGGCAGTATCTAAAGCAACATTCCAGGCATCAATAGCAATAAGTTCTATTTCTTTTTCATCAATACTCATATCTTTAAATTGTAAAAAACTTGTTGCTCTTGGAAATTCTTTTCTACTATCAAACACTTTGTCCGCATTTTCTATCAATAGGTCAGCAGCTTTTGAGAATTCTATCACACTGTCGAATTTTGTAGATAGATATTTATAATAAATTTCCATTTCTTCTTCAGAAAGCAGAGGAACTCTTAGTAAAGTTGCAACTCCCGTCATAATCTTGACAAAAACAGGAAAGTCTTTTTCATAGTTCCAGTTATTCATTGTTACCTCCTTTATTTGCATACCATTTTTCTAGCATCTGTTTCCCTTGCTCTATAGGGTTTACTTTTCCTTTTAGCTGTTTTGGTTTTTCAAAGCAACTATATGTAGGTTTAATTGTCTTCCATTCGTTAGATGACATTAATTCAAATATTTCTTGTATACTCATTTTATGAGTTTTATAACAATTTATTATGTCATTTAAAACGCCAACAACACCTCTTACACTTTTAAATGGTTTTCCTATTTCGTCTCTATATCTTATCAACTCTTCTATGAACCTTTCATCTCCACCTAATTGTTTTATTTCGCTAAATTTAAAATGAGAGAGAGTGTCTTCATAAATTTTTTGCTTCTTTTCGTCAAAAAATTTTCTCTCTCTATAATTAGTATCTTTACTAGTATAAGTATCTATACTCTCTCTCTTATTATTTACTTCTATAGTATTTACTTCTATAGTATTACTTAGGAACTTACCGTTTTGGTCATGACCGTTACGGTCATTTCCGTTTTGGTCATGACCGTAATGGCAAGTTCCGTCAGAAGCTTTCATAGAGGGGTCTATATGTTTTAAATGTTCTTTGGTTGGGTTTATTACCCATATCCAGCCATTAAATTCACCATTGTCTCCTTTTTTTGGAATTCTAATTAACATCTTCGCCTTCACTAGTTCCTTAACTGCACCTCTAATTGCTTTCTCTCCTTCTTTTAGTTGAGAGCTTATACCTTTATAAGTGAAATTCCAGTCTTCTGGCTTTGAGTTTAGATAAACATACAATCCTATTGCTTTAAGAGATAATCCCTTTTTAAAAATTTCATTAGGGACTATTGTAAATTTCCCTTTGTTGCCATTTATAAACATAACAAACTCCTTTGATTTTTTTTTAAGGCTGTTTTATATAACACATTACTTTCGAAATTTTACAAAAAAAACTTTAAATCGTAAGTTTTTTTGCTATAATTTTGCAAGGAGCTAAAATAAGGAGGCGTTTTTTGTTTGATTATTATAGCTTTAATAGTAAACTGTGGAATTTTTTAGAATTAAATAAAATCAAAGTGTTAGATTTTTTTTCTAAAAGTAATGTAACTCTCAACTTTAATAACAAAATATACAAAACAGATTATGGAATAGGAACTGATATAATCGATTTGATCGATATTGTTGTTAAAGAAAAAGATATTTATCACTCTCTAAATGTGTTCTTTTCTAAAATTGGAGAGAAAAATTTTGTCAATTTCATAAGTTTAAAAGCATATAACGAGGTTATTGGAAAAAGCGCATATTTACTGTCTTATATCTTACCTGAAATAGGGTTCGATTCTAATTCAAACGAATTCATCATGCCGGACCTGGATGAATTATATTCTAAATTTTCTGAAGATATAATTAAAAACTATGCTTTTTTATTTGGAAATGCCAGAATTTACTCTGGTCACAAAGTATTTCTTCATATAGATCCGTCAAAAATAGTTTCTGGGGCTACATTTGATTCTAATTTTGGATTTGTTTCATCTATACCATCTTACACCAATAAGATGCTTCCATTAAAACTTGATAAGTTTGCTGAATTTTTATTGAATGGTCAACAAATAGAACTGTTAGTTGATAAAAATTTAGACAATTCTATTACTATCTTTTCTCAAGATAACCCTGAAATATACAATTTTGAAAATTTAATCACTAAAGTAAATATTAACGAAACTAAACACTCTAAAATAAATTATGTATTTAAAACAGAGTTACCATATTTTAGCGAGCTAACTATCAATAAAAAACCTGTGTATGATTATTTGATAGACTATTTGAAAACATACAAAGGTTGGAATGACAAAATATTAGAAATTGAAAGCTTAATATCAAATATGTCTGCAGAAGATTTTCAAATGTTTGCAGTAAAAGCTCAATCTCAATTGCCAAAGAAACTCATTTCTAGAATCAAACAAATACGTGCTTTAAAAACTGTTGACTTGTTTCAGTTTTTGAATTTAGAGCTAAAAGCTGTTAAGCATAATAATTTTTTAACCGCTAATGAGTTAATTTATAAACATAATGATTTTTACGAGTCTGTATCTTTAACAGAAGCAGGTAGAAACAATTTTATTTCCAAACAAGAGTTACAAGAACAAGTTAAAAAGATAAAAAATGTTTTTGAAAAACTTAATGGAATAAGTGAAAAAGAAATACTAAACATGGTTTTTAATAAAATTAAAATATCTAGTCAAAACCTCCCAGTTTTAAGTGATATTAGATATGATGGCATTTTTAAAATAGGAGAAAAATATGCTGTTGTTAGTAAAAATGAATTTTATAACATAGATTTGCTTTTAGAACAAGGTATATTTCCTGTAGGAAAATTTTGCTCATTAAAAGGTAAAGAATACAAAACATTAAGCACTCTAATAAACAAAGTTCCAGAAGAAATATCAGATTATTATATATCAATTATTAAAGCTTTGTTTTCATCTAATAAGAAAATAATAATCAATGTTGATTCTCAAAAAAGTGCTAATAAATTGATTGAGCATTTAACAAACGCTTCAGGTTTCATTAAGTATGTGAGTTTTTCAAAACTTAGAGACATGTCTAAAAAGATAAATAATTCAAATATTATATTAGCTACTATAACTAAGGACTACGAATATGAGTTATTAGATATATCAAAACCTTTAGAGTTCTTAGGAACTAAAAAAGAGTTAGGAATAGATTATGAAATAAAACATTTTGAATCTTATATTTTTGTTAATATTTTAGAAGACTCAGGTTTAGATTTGGAAAATTTAGACACAAACAGTTCTGGAATTATAGATTCTATAATAAGATACGTTGTTGTTGGACAAAAGCCTAATCTTAGGCTAAAATATGTTTTAGATAGAATAGATGAATTAGCTTTTAAATAAAGGAAAAAGCATGTTGGATAAAAGTAAAGCAACTTCAAAAGATGAATTTATAGATATGTTAATGAGAAAAAGAGATAGTGGAAACGAATCTATTATTACAACAATGGATGGTCAATATTATGGAAAAATTATATCAGTTGGCTTAGATAAAGTTACTATAAATCAAGAGGGCAAAAACATAACTATTGATATAGACTATATCTTGGAGGTTGAGTAATGGCTATAAAAGAAAGTACTATACAGTCTCAAATTTTATCTTTTTTAAAAGTTAGAAGAATACTACACAATAGAATAAATAATGGTCAGTTCTTTATAAAAGAACAAATAATTGACAAATACGGTAGAAAAAGAAATAAAAATAGAGCAGTTAGATGCAACACATTAAATGGAATTCCAGATATAGAAGTTTTTTGTTTTATATCAAATAACGACAAACCTGTGATTCCTGTAAACATATATTTGGAAGTTAAAAATAAAAACGGAAAGCAAAGTTACCACCAAAAATTATTTCAATCAAGAATAGAATCTGCTAACGGATTTTATTATGTTGTTAGATCTGTAGATGATGTTGTAAAAGCTTTTAAAGACACAGAATCTAGAATTAAACAAACTTTTGGAGATGACTTTGCACTAGAATTTATGAAAGCATTTTCTCTTCCAGAATTAAACAAAAAAATGTAATGTGAAAAACCAAATAACAACAAACCCCGCCTGTGCCAGTGTCCTTACTTTATTAAGCACAATTATAAGGCGGGGAAAGTCCGACATACATTATGTCGGCTTATATATATAACACAAAGTATAGTTTTTTTTCGCTAACTTTTTGTTAGTAGTGCATAAGCAACTCTATCAGCAGGCCTATATACAACTGATATATCAAAAATGTTCATAGGAACTCCGCTTATTGCATAAACTCTTCTTCCATCATCATACACTTTGTTCATTTCAAATTTTAAATGATTACATCTATTGTCATACGAACCAACAGTTTTATGTCCACATATAGAGCATATTTCATAAGGAGTTCTTAATCCCATTGAAACTGCAATAGGTTTGCCAGCTTCTATATAGTTTGGTATGTATCTAGCGTTAGATTTAGGTATTTCCATTACTAGCTCAACTCTATGCATTTGTTCATTGTAAAATGCTTTAATTACCTTGCCTGAACTTTTTGACATATCTTTGTTATCGTGATTCCAAAAAATCCCAGCATTTTCAAATCTTTTGTAGTATTTTTTTAGATCTTCACCTCTGAAAAAATCTCCGTTTTTATTTGCTCCATAAAAATAGCTATCAGTCATACCTATAACTAATAAATAAATATGATCTGGTTTTGGCGTTAGATTATTAAAATACTCGACGCTATCTGGTACTATAGCAGCAGTTTTAACTAGAAAGTCACAACTCCCTTCGCAGTGTCTAGCAACTGGATTTACTTGGTAAGCTAATGTATCTATTCTTTTTTTTAACATATTAAATCCTTTTTGTTGGTTTTCCATATAGAACGATATTTGTTCTTGGGTATATTATTTTGTTTATTTTTTTGAATTTTATTATAAGCTTATACCTGCTTTCTTTAAATATGTATTTCTGTAAGTTTTTGGTTTCATCAGATTTTATTTCTTTTAATTCTGAAAACTTTATTTTAAAAGCTGGAAAATTTATTTTATTTATTTTTTGAAAGTTTAATTTTTGTTGGTTCATTAAAAAAGAAACTTTTTCTAGATTGTTAATTTCTTTTACTGATTTTTTTATAGACAGATAAATATTCTGGATTTTTGACAATTTAATTAAAGATAAATCATTACATAACTTGTTTAAAGTCGTTATTGTTTTTAGTTTTAAAAACATATCATCTTTGAAGCTTATTTTAAACATTAAGCCTTCAGATATAAATTGATCAGTTATTTTGTTTAACTGCTTTTTATTTGCTATTGATGTTTGGTTGTTTTTTAATTTTCCAAAAAATAAATACTTAACTTTGGGGCCATTAGAGACAAGTGGGCCCATTATGTTCGTCTCTATTCCCATAGTTCTTAATTCCAATCAGGTTTTAAATCAACATAAATTTCAGAAGGAACGGCTTGTATGTTTTTAGGAAATGCTTGGAGTGTTAAATAAATTTCTACATCTGTATCGTGGATAGGCATGTCAAATGACACTTTATAAGATTTATATCCTTCATATAGGCCGCTCCATTCCTCAGAACTTGGTTCGACATTTGCTACATTTGAGCTATATGTATAACCATCGTCATCTATGATATAACTTATACTAGATATGTATTCGAAAGCTTCTGGGAATGTGTTTTGGCAAGCTAAATATATTATTAACGTAGATTTGTTTGCTGGTTTTATAAAAGATAGCCTTTCTAGAGAAATTCCTTGCACTGAATTGTTAGTTCCTAATGATATCGAACCTTCACTACCGTTTACTCTTATTATGTTAGACGCCTTAATTACATTGGAATAAGAAATTTTAGCATAAGGCATAGGAGTATCGTTTGCAACGCAAGAAAATAACTCTATTTTACCTCTTGTCTTAGAAGGTAGGGCCGATGTTTTTGAGTTTCTAAAAGTACCGGTCATGTTTTGACTTAATGAAGCAGTAACATTCGTTGCATCTATATGAGCATATGGATAATCTCCTGATATGTTCCCTCCGTTAATTGTAATAGAGCTAACATGATTAGAGCCATTAATTGTGCAATCAAATAAAGAATATGTGTTGTAACTTGATGTATCTGAATTTGATTCTAGCACTCCTAGAGTAGAGTTTCTAGCAATTAGAAAAATATCCCTAACTCTAGTTATAACATATTGTGAAAAAGAAGAGTTTTTTATGTTTATAAACGTGTATTCAGATAGGCTACCTTTTTGATTAGAAGAGTATACTAACGCATCAGCAACAATAGAACAATTGTTTACAATGAATTTTTGAGTGTATATGTTAACATTTGAAGCATAATAAACGACAGCCCTTCCACAGTTTATGTCGCATGAATTAATAATAATATCTCCCACAGCTGTTCCATATGAAGAACTATATGTATTAGTAAAATATAAGACATCATTGGAAGCTTCTAATTTACAATTTGTAAATTCAGCATCAGTTTTATAATCATACCCTACAGATTGATAATGGCCTGTATAGATTATAGATGCATTTGTTACTTTTATAAAAGAATCTTTAAAGTGTGCTGTTAATTTATATCTATCCCTAAAATAAATATATTCGTATCCGCTTATGCTTGTAACATTATCTACATTTAATGTTATTTGAGCTAGATTTCTATTGTCCTCATTAAAGTATAAAACTCTTGTTTTGATGTTTATTGTGTCATTACTCATGTATATGTCAAAAGTAGTATAAGATGCTCTCCAATAAAGTATTGCGTATCCGTTGTCAACACCGATATACTCGTTGTTTTGAGAGATAAAACTAAATTTTACTTCTGACCAATTAACATCATCCTTACATCCGAAGAGCATTCCGTCGAAAGTTAATTTCGAATTGATTACTTTTAATGTTGTCTGTCCGGTTGTTGCATCAATTCTGTGAAAACTAAGAAAACTATCTGAATCATCATTTCTTTGGTGATTAATAACGCAATTATTTATTTCAATATCCCCTATGCTATATTTAAGACAATAGTCAATATTATCGTCACTGGTTTCGATTTCTAAATTGAACATTTTAAATTGACTGGCTGTAGATGTAGCCATATTGATAGTGTTATTAATTGTTATTTTACTCAACACTGCATCATCGTCATCCCAACCAGCATCACTACCAGCAGAAGGTCTTAAATCATAATATGGATCTCCTTCTTGAGGCCATCCTATTATAATCCTGTTAGGGTTAGCTGTCAGATCTATATCATCTCCACTTATAACAGTTTCTGTATTTCTTCTAACAAATATTAAGGCAGGATCATCTGCAGTAGATTGGTCTGATGAAAGGGCTACAAATGGTGATGCCCATGCATTGTCAGGAGATGTACCATCGTTATCATTAGATCCATTTTCTGGGTCTACATAAAATATGTTTGCCATTTGTTATCCTTTTTTTGAAAAATTTTATCATATTTTATCTTATTTCGTATTTTATTTGTATAACATTAAAATCACCTTTAAGCTTAATGGTGTCTTCTACACTACATGGGATATCTATCTGTTCGTATTGAAATAATACTAATGGATCATTGTCGTTATATATTATTTCTGACTCTGAGTCAGATAAATTTTTTATTGTAATAAGGTTCGCTTCTTCTTCTATTTCTATTTTCGTATCATTTGCTCCTTCAAATTTTTGGATTTTTATTATTTTGTTAAATGTAGGAGCAGATGAAAATAATTTTTTCAAGTACAAAAACGACTTCAGTATGTTTTCAGCGTTTGCTAACAAAGACTGATATTCAATAACTTCATCAGCTTGTTCTAATGTAACATCTTGTTCAATTGTATCATCAAATGGTGTTTTTATTACTGGCATCTAAAACTCCTGTTCTATTATGTATCTAACTGATATGTTTCCATAGAATTCTACGGTTGTTCCATTTGAATCATCTGTAGTAGGAATTATTTCTATAGTCTCTTTTTCCAAAGGGAAAAGAACATATTCTCCCTCTCCATCAAATCTTAAAGATAAATTCTTATCTGTAGAGGTGTTTTTTATAACTAATCTATTAACATATGTTGGTATTTCAAGTTTTGTAAATTCACTAGAGTTACCAGTGAAGCTTCCAACTGTCTGAATTTTTCTTGGAAATACAGAATACATTTTTCTTAGATACAAAAAAGATTTGTAGACATTTTCTGCGTTAGCTAAAACTGTTTCTACAGCAGGAGGTTTGCCATCTATTTGTTCTAGCTGAACATCTTCTTCTATTGTTCCATCAAAAGGTGTTTGTATTACTTTAGGCATTTGTTACTCCTTATCTATTGTAGTGTCTGTTTCTATTAACATTTTGTCCTTAACATTTACTAAATCTTTATATAGCCATTTAGCATTATTTAATTGTGACACAGAAATAGAATTGTGCTCCAATTTTACGATATCTAGTTTATCTATATTGTATAATTTAAAATTGTTTTTGTCAATCGTGGTTATTTTGGTTAGTTTATCAGCATAACTTATATTTGATTCGTTTATTGATTTGGAAGTTACAAAATCTATAGGAAGATAGTCTTTTTCGTTTTTTATTAAAGATCCAGCTTTTTTATTTTCTTCATTAATGTAAAGATTGTTATTGTTTCTGCTTACAATATTAGTAATGTCGCTTTGTTTAAACATATTGTCTACCGATTGAGTTAAAAACAACATTTCTACAGGAGAATGTAAAGTTGGTGTTGTTTTACTGTAGATTATTGTTTGGTATTGGTCCTTAAATAATTTAAAAAAATCCGTATTAGATTGTTTGAAATATTCTTTTTCATTAATTTGGAACAAAGTAAATTCATATTGCGTAGCTTTTTTTATATTCGATTCTAGTGTATTGATACCAACATGTTCTTTTTTTAGGGTTCTTTCTTTTTGTGAAATATTTATAGTTTTTGCTTCTCTTTTAGAAGCGGATAAGTTTTCTGATAAAGAATAATTAAATTTACCTTTTTCTTCCATTTTTAATGAATACGAATGTGATGTTTTAAGTGTTTCAGAAGTTTTATAATAGTCTGTTATTATTTTTGATTTACTTACTACTTCAACTTTCGATAAAGATTGTTTGTATAATGCACTGTTTTCACGGTAAGATATTTTTTTGTTTTCTTCAAAAACTGAAGTGGGTTGCACAAAAATTGTTTTAAATTTGTTTTTTATTGCACTTAAATTTTTAGCAGCTTCATAGTTAGCTATAAACACTTCTGTAGGTATTTTTATAAATATAGTTGACCCTAAAATAGCTTCTTTTATTAAATATCCATAATAAGGATCTATAGTTTGGGTTTTTATTAGATCGGCATAAATAAAGTTAGATTTTATTAAATTAGAATTGCTTTTGCACAACAAATATACTGGGTCTAAATATTTTATTTTTTTACCTATTTCTGGTTTAATATAGTTGTCAAAGTCTATATAATATTGATTCTTGTCAGTCAATATGTAATTGTTTTCTATTTTTAAAATGGTTTCTCCATCAAAAGAATGACATACATCTGCTCCTAAAATAACTGATATTAGCTTTTCTACAGTATTGCTGTTTTCAGGAGACATATAAATATATTTTTGAATAATAGCTTTAATTGTGTCATTTATGCTTAGCTTTGATAGCTCTTGATCTATTAACAATAAATTGCTGGAGTCTTGTATTAAATAAACAATTCCTTTATCTATTCTATAAGATGTTGATTTTTTTACAAATTCATTAATGTTTACTTCAACTGTGTTAGAAAATGGTGAAATTATAGCCTTGGGAAAAACTCTGTCTCCAAGCATATTAAAAAAACTAATGTTTGAATGTTTATCTATTTTATAGTAACCCAAAATTATATTTGGTTTATGCGTGATTTGCAACAAATCCCCTACAATAGTTTCTGAGAAATCGTTTATTAGGGATTCTATTGTTAAAGAAGTCTTGTTTGATACAAAAACATGTTGATTCTTTAAAACATTTGTATGCAAGTAATAGTCGCCTATTAAAGATAAAAAAACAGAATTTTTAATCTGCATCTAAGATCCTTAAATCGGATAGAAAAATAGCTAATGTGTTACTTGACAACTGATTACATTCAAAATCGGATAATTTAGATTTTATATCTTTAACAGATATAGGTAAAAACATTGATATTTCTATTGAAAGATTTGTAGATAAATATATTTTTCCTTTTATATATGGAGAACAAATTCCATCAGGGTAATATTGTTTTACGATTTTATTTATCTTATCTATAGATAGATTTATATCAAATGCTTCTTCTTTAAACATATCTCTTAATTCTTGAAGGAGTTGCTCTTTGTAGTCTAAATTAGTATTTTCAGTTAAAATATCCAAAGTTACAAAAATAGGGAAGAAACCTTTAAATAAGATATTAGAGCTGTTTATAATATTTGAATCCATGTTTGGAATGTATTTATTGTAAACAGTGATTTCAAATTCTTCTTCTTCTTCTCCGTCAACTACATAAATATTGACAGGTCTATTTGTAATGCCATAAAAAAAATCATTATCTTGATTTTGTATTCCAATTTGTTTTTGTTTGTGTTTTACGTTTATATACATATCTTCTGGCAAAAGGTAAAAATTGTTTGTTTTTTTTACTTTGATTGTTTTATTAACCACATCAAATAACATATAAACATCTATAAAATTTGGTAAAGACACAGTGGTAGCATTTTTTGCTAACAAAAACTCTTCTACATCCTTTCTAGAATATGCATTATTTAAAAGAGAACTTCTATTGTTAGACCCTTTTGTGAAATTATTTAAAAGATTACTTGGAAATCTCGTTAAAGGTAATTTGTTTCTAATCATTTCATTAGAGTTTGAATCTGCGATATATATTTTATAAATTGGGACTTCACTGGCATTAAATATTTCGTTTATTATAGGCGTTTTTAATGAGCTCCAATTGTTTTTTATAAAGTAAACAATTTCTTTAAGCAAAGATTGCCATGTTCTTGATACGGGAGTCAACCCTAAGTTAATAGCATATTTTTTTAGAGCCAAATATTTGTCATTATCTGACAGTTTGCTCTCTATTATTCCATTAATAGAACTAATGCTTTGAATATTGTTTTTTGTTATTTCTGACATTAAAAGAGAAGCTACTACAGGTCTAATTATAAAATCTATTTCTTGTTCATTTAGTGATGAAATTTCTTCTATATCATTAAATAATTCTTCTTTTACTTTTTTTTCTGTTTCTTTTATAACGAAAGGATCAATGCTTTTGTACAAATCTATTATTTGACTTATTGTATACATGCGCTCTCTTTTTTTTGTAAATTATATCAAAAACATTCAAATATGTTAAAATTAGACAAAAAAGGATCCTTTATGTTAAGAACTCCTCTAAAGTATGAGGATACTGTTAGTTTTCATTCTATAAATGCTCCTTTTGAAAACTTGTTTTATAACAACAATTTCTTGCTTAATTTAAGTATTGAAATATCAGAAAACATAAATACAAATTTTGATGCCTTAGATAAAAAAAACATAAACTCTAATGGAGTTTCTGGTTATTTTAAAGTAAGAAAAATCAATAACGCTATTATATGTGAAATTTTTAATTTCGAACATGTTGAATTTGTTTTCGATAATATTAACAAACTACAAAATGCAGAAACAACTGAATATACTCCTTTATCTTTTCAGGAGATAAAACAATGGTTAGAAGACAATAAATATATTAAATATAAACATTTTTTCTCTATTGTTTTAGATAAAGCAAGCATCCCTAATACCAACTTGTTGACAAAAGAAGAAGCAAGCAAGATTGGTTTTGAGAAAGGAAGTGATGTCGTTATAGATGAACTTGATGTAAAAAACACAACGATAAACACATCAGTAAATGGTCTAATAAATATAGAAGAGCTATCAACCTTTTTTATAAATAAAAACAAAAGTTATGTTTTAAGCATCTCAAAAGATGAAATTAAAGCTTTATATTTGCAAGAGCTAACTTTTGATGATCTTATGTTGGAAGAATATCAAAATGATTTTAATAAAGAAAAATTGGTGTCTACTGTATTAAGCTTAAAAGATTATTTGCCGTTAAAAACAGAAAGCGTAAAATTGAAAATCAAAAATCCATCTTTAAATTCTCCTATCAACAAAGCATCTTTGGTTAAAAAAGGAAACGAGTTTATTTCTTTAACAGAAAAAAATGCAACTTCTATTACAATAAATAGAGAAAGTGAAATAACTGACAATTCTGTGCTCACGATTAAAGAAGTTGAAACGATTGTAAAAAATAGAATACTAAAAATAAATAGCTTAGATTTATCAAATTTTGATGATTTTGAAAAACTTTACAAAACATTGTGTGATCTAAATGCTTATTTAAAAAATGATTTAATGATTGAATCAGAATATGGTTATTCTGAATCTTTTTATGGTAGCACTAAATCTGTAGTTAATCATTATGCATTTAAAAAGCTTATAACTACTAACGTAACTAATCAAGAGCTAGATGCTGCTTTGTTAGCAAAAAATTATTTTCACAAAATTTTATCTCCTGCCGAGAAAGAGGAATTTTTGCAAATAGCAAATGTTGCTGGAATTATCATAGATTTCAAAAAAGACTCATTTGGTAGGGTTTTTGAAAAAATATGTAAACTTGTTAATTTGATTGAATATCCAACTATAGATTTTTTACAGAACATCATAAACATTAAAAAATCTCAACCTGTATCTATTAATCAATTTATTTTGCTTTCCCCGTCTTTGTTTGCTCCAACTAAAATAAATGCAAAATATTATTTAACAATTCCAACATATGTTCGCCTTAAAGAAATATTTTTGTTGAATTCACCTAATTTTTATTATACGTTTAAAACTAATTATCAATACAATTTAATTATCCCTGTTTATATGGATTTAGAATCACAACTTACATTATTTTCTCCAATGTTTATGGTAAGTAATAGAGAAAAGAGAGAATATATGATGTCTTTTCCTGTGTATGCTGGTAAGTGCATCCAAAACATAGAACCTATTGTAAATTTATTTGAAGATATTGCTGTGAAATTAAAAGGATTAAAAAATGACATAGAACAATATTCTGTATTTTCTTCAAATAGAGCTGTTAATAATAAAGAATTTCTATTTATTTATCAAAAAATATTAGGTTCTTTAACAAAGAGATATTATGTGTGTAATGATTGTATGATTTCTAAAGATTTAGCGTCTGTTATAATAACTTTAAGTCTTTTAAAAGGAATAAAAGATAGGCCTATTTATGTAGATATCTCTCAAATTATAGAAGCTGTAGAAATTAAAAATTTATCAAATGATATGATAGCTACTATAACTGAACACAATCCTTGTAGTGCAACATCTAGCTCAAATATTTTGGATGAAATAAAAAAAATACACAATGTTTTGCTTTCTGAAACAATAATAAAATTTTCTAATTGCGGGAATAGTGAGATCCTCAATTCTATGTCTATCAGCATTAGTGATGAATTTATATTAAAAAACATAATTCTAGATGATGCGATAAGTCAATTACAATCAGCTATAGATGATTATTATTCTGACAAAGAATACACTTTTATGGATAGAAACTTTGATGCATCTAAGTCAATTGACATATCTAGTTTTAGAAAGGTGTTTACTAGCGATGGTTCCCTTGTTGACAAAGGTATTGACATGAGATATGCTTTTGATTTGTTCGATAACAGCAACATTGGTACCAGAGATAATGTTAAATGTGATAATGAGTTTTTGAAAAATAATGCTTTTTGGACTTTTATTTATGTTCCAGGAAATAGTGGGGACAAACCTGTTGATTCAAAAACTCAACAGGAAGGGTTGTCTTCAGATGTAGTAGGATTTTATTACTTAGTTCCCGATATAACTGACTTAGATATAACTGTAGATATAAATGATTTGCCGGTGTTTTATAAAAAAGAAAAAGGTTATATTGCTACTTTATATGAAGAAACAGATATATCTTTTATTGATCTAGAAAACAAAGCATTTTATACCACTACAGGTTTAACGGCTTCGGTTGATAATAACGATGATAAACAAGAATATTACATTAAAGTAAATAAATTAAAGATAAAAGTGGATACAAAATTAGATAACATAAGCAATAAAAAAATCGATACAAATGTAGATAATTTTGATTTCAGCTTTATATATGAATTGAAATTTGGAGCGTTAGCAAAATCATTAACTTCTAAGCCAAATTCATCTGTTGGGCAACCTTCAGTAAGTATTCCTTTAACTAGTTTTTTCCCAAATCCTCTAACTATGGCTACTCAACAGTTAAATTTAGATTTTGATTTTGTTGATTTAGACATTTCGATTGACAGCTCACAATTTAATTTAGGTCAACAAGGTGTAAGTAAAAGCGGTGCTCCTCTTGATAGCCCTGGTTCTATCGCTTCACCTGTATGTATTGAAGCTGCTAACCCTGGTGAAGATTTTATTCCTGGAAGCATTAGTTTAGCTGTGGACTTAGAGGGAGCAATTGTTGCTTATACTGCAAACAAAATAAAAACAGGTTTTAGATTTAAAAAGACTTTAATTTATAAGTATGGGGTAATAGATGGCTTATATGACGACTCATTGGGAGAGTTATTGGCAAATGCATTTACGAAAGAAGAAGTGGATGAATTAAAACAAAACCATAATTTTTATAATAAAATTTATGTAAATCCAGATACAAAAGAATTACCTGTTACGGTGAGTTCTTCTGGATTAGGTAATCCTATAGATTTTAAAATAGAATTAGAACAGTTAAAAAATGCTATTAGAAAAGCGGACGGAACAAAGCTTGATTTGTATGATGCTAATGGCTCACCTATTGGAGTTAATGACTTAGAGTTGATAATAGGTGCTGAAAATTATTTTGATAAAGGTGTATATATCACTAATTACAAAATAGAGCCTTTTGAAGTAAAAGCTAAAGCTGTAACAAAAAACAAACACTATCCTGTTGCATCCGTTTTAGGAGATGGTTTCAAAATTTACAGAACTGATAGTTCTAATTCGGGATATAATAACCATTATTACATAGATGCATCTAATAAGCAAGTTGTATTACGAATAACCCCTGATGTATTGTATAATACAGGAGTAAAACTTATATTTAACGAACAATAGAAAGGAATCGTATGGCTGATGAATCAGTAATTTATTCAAATTTAGATTTAAGAAATGCATTTGCTAGAAACCCTATTTTATCATCGTTTTCTAGTTACCTGCCGTCAAATATAAAGGATATTTTTAAATGGTGTGAATTTATAGTTAGTAATGTTCCTGTTGCAGCAGCTGGTGTAAAAAAAATATCAGAAACCACTGTAACGAATTTTAAATATCATGTTGGCGATGATTTTAATGAAACAAATATAACCCTAAAAGATTCGTGGAAGCAAATTTTAGAGCAAGATTTAGGGCTTAAGCCTAAATTATTAGAAATTAGTTATAATTTGGAAACATATGGAAATGTTTTTGTGTCGATCTATAAACCGTTTAATAGAATGCTAAAATGTAAACAATGTAAAAAAATGTTGCCGATTCAAGCTTATGGAAACATAAAACTCAAAACTAAAAAAGAATTAAAAATTCAAAACAATGAAAAAAAAGATTATGACTACACTACAAAATTAAACGCTGGAAATCAAGTACACGATGTTTTATATGTTGAAACATTTTGCACTAAATGTAAAGCTGTAACTGAACATGAAGTAATAGATATGACGGTTAATGATGTATCAAAAGCTAATATCATTATTTGGAATCCAAACAATATAGACATTGAATATAATCCTGTGTCTGGAAGTGCAGTTTACTACTATGATATAGAAGATAATATTAAACAAGGGATTAAAAACAACTCTAAACTTTTTTTAGAAACAACTCCAAAAGAAATGATTATTTCAGTTTTAACTAATAAAAAATTTAGATTCAATAATAATAGTTTGTATCATGGGAAAAGAAGTGCTATAGCAGGAGTTTCTACAATATGGGGTATTCCTAGATTAGTAGCAGCAATCCCGACTGTGTTAACTTATTTAATTTATAATAAAGCAAATGAAAAAATTGCCATGGATTATTTAGTTCCGTTAAGAACGGTATTTCCTACTGCTAATGGACAAGAAATGTATTCATTTATGAGTGGCGAAAGTGTAGCCGAAAAACTGAAAGAGATGATAAATAAGTGGAAGCTTGATCCATCTGCAGTGCAAGTTACCCCTTTCCCTGTTGGTGTGCAACAAATTTTAGGAGACGGGAAAATATTAAACTTAGATCAAGAGCTATCTAACAAAGAAATTAACATAGCGAACGCACTGGGAGTACCTGTTGAATTTATAAAAGGAGGTTTAAGTTATGCTTCTCAAGGACCAGCATTAAGGCTACTTGAAAATCAAATGGCAAAAAATCAATATGATTTGAATATGATTATTGATTTTATTATTTCTAAAGTTTCTCATATTGCAAACAAAAAACCTATACAAGTAACATTATTACCATTCAAGATTATTGATGATTTACAAGAAAAAGCTACTATTGTTCAATTAGCAGCTCAAGGCGGAGGGCTTATTTCTACAGGTACATTACTCGAATTGTTTAATATGGATGCAAATACTGAAAGAAGAAGAACTGCAGAAGAACAAAAAGAACAAATTAAACAACAGCTAGAAATGCAACATTATCAACAAGAAATTCAACAAAGCATAGAAGAAAAAGCTAGAGAAAAAGATATATTAAATCAATCTAAATTCCAAAACTTAAACACACAAGCATTATTGCAAGAGGCTCAACAATATGTTGAACAATTGATGCAAATGGATGAAGGTCAAAGAAGAAGCATGTTGGATGAAATGGCAAAAACCAACTATATCTTATATGCAACAGTTAAATCGTTATTAGAAATGAAAGAAAGAAAAACAATATATATGACGGGTAAAGAAGCTCTGGAGCAAAACCAACAATAATATGTTATAATTTTCAAAAAAAAAGGATAGCAGAATGGAAAATAAACAAACAAATTTAATGGTTAAAATTTTAAATCCAGACGCTTTAGTTTTAATAGATGTTATAAGAAAGTTGCCTCAACAAGATATTGATTCTTTAAAAGAAGAAGATATTTTAAAAAAAGTTGAATTTTCTGAAGATTTAATTCCCTTATCTCATTCCGGATGTTTTGTAAAGCTTGATTTAGTCCCTGAGTTAGATGATTTTTTTAAATCTATATGCGCTATCGCATCATCTTTGGTTTCTCCTGTAAAAGAAGTTCATGTTATTTATGACCAGGATAAAAAACCGATTTTATTCTTTTCTTATAGAATTCTGGAAATTCTACATAAGACAGAAAATCTTAAAAATATAGAAAACTTGTCTAACAAATTTGATGATATTGTGAAAAATGTAGAAGAAAAACATCTTGTTCATATGTTGAAAGAACCATTAAAAATATTTCAAATAGATGAAGAAATATTTTTGATAATAGGGAAAGCGCATAGAGAAACGTGGGATCTATTAAACGACTTATCATATGTATATACAACTTATAGGTTGTATGGAAGTTATGAAAAAGGGGATAAATTTTCAGGATTTGTTTGTATCTTTAGGCATAATTTAGATAAAATACAAAAGTTAGCTACAAGTATGATACTTGGTGTATCTGATGAATTGTCTCAATTGTTTGAGGGGAATAAAGAATGAGACATGTTAACTTTGTGTACATAGAGAAGGTAACATTATCAGATTATCAAAAAGAAATAAAAAAATGGAAAGATGCTAATTTTGAATATGTTCCTTTTCATTATCTTTTAGATTTAAGTAAATTAGATGAAGTTAGTATAGACATGTCTTTAAATGAATTGGTTACAAGAGGTAGACCATTGTCTATGAATAATGGTCTAATTAGAGATGCTTTTATTTCGCCAAAAGGGGTTGGGATTTTAGTACTGTTTGATGCCCCTGATTTAAGCAATAAAATGTATGAAAAGTTAGGTGAACTTGTAAAATTTATTGTAATGGATTTAGGGTTAAATAGTTACCAGTTGGTTACTTCATTTTATGAAGAAAATAAAAAAATAGATGTACTAAAATTAAACGGATATATTAAAAATGCAAAAGATTATTTTTTAAAATTACAAAAATAAAGGAGATTAAAATGTTGGTATTAGTAAAAACTAAAGAAGGTTTTGATAAAGCTGTTAATTTAGAAAATGCTGAGTTTGAGGCACATAAAGATCCAAATGATGAAACAAGAGTGAATTTAACAATAAAAAAATCAGACAATGAAGTTATAGAAGCTTCTTTAACAGAAGAACAATATCAAGAGTTATTAAGAAGAATGGAGGAAATGGGAAAAATATTTGTTTTAGGAGCGTAAATGTTTTACAAAATAGATGATTCTCCAGAAAAAATTGATAAACACATATTAAATAATGTTGTTAAGGAAGTTGAAAAAACCTTTCCCATAGAAGGGAACTTTTACAAAATAGAAGTTTCCAATGTTAAAGGAATACAAAAAGAAGTGGACTTAGAAGATGTTAAGAATGCTATTTTAAAAGGCAAAAGTTTATTTAATGAAATTAGAGGAGATGTTTGTTTAATTAGAAAAAAGGATAATAAAAAAATAGAATGTAAAAAAAACATTTTGATAGCTAAAGTTCCTAAATTCTCACCTAAAGAAACTTTCATAATAGATGGGAATTCGTATGCTATACCTAATCAGCAAAGATTAAAACCTGGTACTTATTTGTTCGAAAGAAAAAATGGAGAAATTGTTACAATAGTTAATCCAATAGGAAACAGACAATTCAAAATAACACTTAACCCAGATACTGGTGTAATTTATTTTAACATAGGAAATTCTAATGTGTCTGTTGTTAGCATATTGAAAGCGTTAGGTGTTTCTGATGAAGAAATTAAAAGAAAATTAGGGAAAAAGCTATATGAAATCAATATAAATAAAACAAATCCAACTGATTTAGAAAAATTTATAAAAAAATCATACTCTTTGCCAAATGATATAAAACAAAAGCCATTAACAGAACAGATAAAGTATATTTTTGATCATATGGAATTGGACCCAGATGTTAACAAAAGAAACTTTGGAGTTGAGACAAGCAAATTAACTCCCGAATTGATTTTCGCAAACATTAAGCAAATATTGAAAGCTTACAGAGGAGAAGAAGTAGATTTAAAACAGAAAAACAACTTAGCTAATAGAAAAGTGTTAAACGCTATACATCTTATGCCTGAATATTTTGCAAAAAATTCAGTAAAAGAAATTTTTAAAATAAAACAAAAATTAAACAATCCAGCACTTAATTCGTTAAATGATGTATTTAATCACAATTATTTAACTGATACACTAAAAAGTTTTTTAACTGTTTCAAAGATATCCAGAATGCCAGAAGAATACAACCCTATTCAAACACATATGGCAACAAAATTGTTAACTCCTTTAGGAGAAGGTGGAATAGAAACAGATAGAGCTTTAACAGAAGATGATAAAGCAATTCATTCTTCTCAATTAGGTTTTATTGACCCAGTTGTGTCTCCGGAAGGAGCAAAGACAGGGATTACATTGGCAGTAACAAATAATGCATATGTTGATGAAAATGGAGAGCCTGCAATAGAAGTTTTAAATGTAAAAACAGGAAAAAAAGAAATAAAAACAATAAAAGAATTGTGGAACAAAAAAGTAGCTTATCCTGCATCAAAAGAGAGAGCTAAAAAAGAAGGAATTCCAATTAGAGATGGAGAAAAAGAATATACAGTAAAGTCTCTAAAAGATGTAGATTATGCGATAGAAAGCTCAAGCGATATACACACTTCATCAACAAAAACATTGCCTCTTATTAATTCAATGGATGGCATGAGAGCTACAATGGCTCAAAAGCACGCTCAACAAGCTTTATCGCTAGAACATAGAGAAGCTCCAATTGTTAGAACAAAAGATAAAAATGAAGATTTTTATAAAAAAATAGCAGAAAAAACAAACCAAGTTGTGAAAAGTCCTGTTTCTGGTAAAGTTGAAAAAATAACTGATGATTACATTCAAATAGATGGTCATAAAATTAAATACATAAAAGACCTTCCATTAGCTAGAAAAACATACATATCTATGGAGCCTAAGGTTAAGGTAGGAGATAGAGTAAAAAAAGGAGAAGTGATAGCAGAAAGTAACTATGCTAAAGATGGTTATTTTGCAAATGGAGTGCATTTAAGAACAGCTTGGATGTCGATGCCTGGCAACAGAAATGATGCAATCATTGTATCTGAAACTGCAGCCAAAAACTTAACTTCTCTTCATATGTATAAAGAAGAAATTCATATAGATAGAGATGATGTATTAGATTTAAAAAAGGCTAAGGCTTTATTTCCTCTTACTTTATCTAAATATGATTTATCAAAGTATGATGAGCACGGAGTTATAAAAAAAGGCGCAACCGTTAAATTTAATGAACCTTTAGTGATTAAATTAGTCGTAAATAAAGATAAACCTATAACTTCTTTAGAAAAAACTTTATTTAAACCATACAAATTGAAATTAGAAACATGGACTCATCATCATGATGGTAAAGTGGTGTCTGTAAACAAATCAGGGAACAATATTAGGGTTTTTGTAAAAACAAAATCTAAGGCCCAAATAGGTGACAAGTTATCAGGGAGATATGGTAACAAAGGTTCTATTTCTTTGATTTTACCTGATGATAAAATGCCAAAAAATGAGAAAGGTGAACCAGTACATATTATAGTTACATCTGCTGGGGTTATTTCAAGGATCAATCCTGGGCAATTAATAGAAGCAACTCTAGGTAAAGTAGGAAAAAAAACTGACAAATCTTATGTGCTAGATCAATATTCTTTAACTGATAATTTAAAATTTGCAGAGGAAGAAGCTAAGAAACATGGGGTTGAACAATATGAAACGCTAATCAATCCAGAAACAGGCAAACCTTTTCCTCAAAAAGTTTTTGTAGGAGAACCATACACTTATAAGCTTTTTAAAGATTCTGAATCTGGAATGAGTGCTACTGCTACTGATAGGGTTAATATTAATGAACAACCAGCAAAAGGTGGCAAAACTTCGGCTTCATCTTTTTCAAATATGGAAATAAATGCGTTATTAGCACATAATGCGAAAGATTTACTAAGAGAGGCTAGAAAAATAAAAGGCCAAAAAAATGATGCTTGGTTTGAAGCCTTTAGAAAAGGACAACCACTACCTAAACCGGCTGAAAATTTTGCCTATGAAAAATTTAAAGCTCTATTAAGTCAACTAAATGTAAATGTTGAAGATGACCCAAATAGCTTCAATCTGGTTCCCGCAACAGATAAGGATATTATCAAAAAGGGGCCTAAAGAAGTTAAAAGTGCAGAAACTATAAACGCAACTGATGGTTCTCCTAGAAAAGGAGGGCTTTTTGATCCTTCTATTTTCGGAGAATTAGGTAATAGGTATGCTCATATAAAATTAAACGAACCATTAATTAACCCAATTTATTCATATGAAATTGCTTTCTTGTTAGGTATCCCTGAAAAAAAATTAAAAGAAATGATGGTTGAAGATGGTGTAGATAGTATAATTAAGAAATTATCTGCTATAGATATAAATAAAGAAATAAAAAAACTGAAAGATGAAAATAAAAAAACATCAAATGAGCAACTAAAAGATAGAAATTTAAAAATCATTAAGTTTTTAGAAAAACTAAAAAACAACAACTTATCTCTAAAAGATGTAGCTGTATTAAAAACAGTTCCAGTAATTCCGCCTGTTTATAGGCCAATTATCAAAGACCATACCGGTAAATATGGAGTTTCAGACCTAAATCTACATTATCAAGAAATAATTAATTTAAACAACACTTTAAAAGAAGCAAAACAAAACAAATTATCTAAAAAAACAATAAATGATCTAAAACTTTCTCTGCAACATGCTATAGGCGCTATGTATGGATTGTATCCTAGTAACAATCCAGCAATTGCAAATAAGCAAGTAAAAGGGATACTAGATGTTTTAGGAGGAAATAGACCGAAAGACTCATTTGTTCAAGAACAGTTGCTTAGAAAAAATCAATTTATGTCAGGAAGGGCTGTAATTACACCCTCAAGAGGGGATTTAAAATTAGATGAAATAGAGTTACCAGAAGAAATGGGGCTTAAAATGTATGAGCCTCACATTAGTAGAGAAATGGCTAAAATGGGATACACTCAATTGCAAATAAAAGAAATGATCAAAAATAAGGATGAAAAAGTAATCAAGCTTTTACACAGATTAGGTAAAGAAATACCTGTAGTCTACAACAGGGCTCCATCTTTATGGAAACATAACCTTATTGGTGCATATCCAAAATTTGTTCCTGGTCACTCTATATCATTACCTCCAATGGTAGAAAGGGCTTTGGCAGCTGACTATGATGGTGACCAAATTGCTGTGCATGTACCAGTAACTCCTGAAGGTATAAAAGATGTAAAAGAAAAAATGCTTGCTTCTAAGCAATTGTTCACTGATCAAGGAACGCTTACTCATAAAGACTTGCTAATGATAACAGATCAGGATGCTGTTATAGGGGCGTATAAAGCTTCTATTCCATCAAAGAAAAAACCTATAAAAGTTCACAGTATAGCTGAAATAAAAAAACTAATAAGAGAAGGGAAGTTAAATTATAACGACCCTGTTATTTTAGAATAAAGTTTACCCTATCAAACCATCCCCTAAATATTTCATTTATAGGTCTTTTTTCCATGCTTTCTTTAAACCTACAAAATTCTAATCCATTTAATACAGTCAACAATCTTCTTTGATTTACTTTATTTACTGCTGCTAATGTTTTAGGCCCTACAATTCCATCTTCAATTAGATCTGAGAATAATTTATTGTTTAAATTTAATAAGTTAAGAGCTTTCTGAAGATTTTTTCCAGCTGTTTTCCATGTCCCTAAAACTACGCTTTGTTCTAGCAGTTCTTCAGCGATTAAATAAGGAAGTTTGTCGCCATTAAATTTTTCCCAGTAATTTTCATAATAAAATTTTTGCACCAGTTTTTCCAATTCTTTATCTTTTTTTATTTTGCTTTTAAAATCTGGTTTATCTTTGTATTTATCTATAATTGTCCAGCCTTCCCAATCAGGATGAAACTTTCTAGATATACCTTTATAAGTTTCTCCTCCTGCATCTTCAGGTCTATCCACATAACCGCCTTCAGCACCAATTAAGTTTTTATACGCATTTAAAAATTTTTCATTCATTGTTTGTCCTTTTGTTTTTTTGATATAATCTTACCAAAAAGGAACAATAAATGGGATTGGTTGATTTTAATTTAAGTGATGTAGGTAATTTATTTAAAGACATAAGAGAAGCTATTACAGGAAAAGCTATCGATGACCCCAATAAAAAGTTAGAATTATTATCTAAAATAAGCGAATTAGAAAAAACTACTTTTCAAATGCAGGCAAAAATTGTAGAAGCTGAAGCTAAAAGTGAACATTGGCTAACTTCTACATGGAGACCAATTACAATGCTTACTTTTGTAACTATCATTGCTAATAATTATATAATAGTTCCATATGCTCAGGCATTTGGTTTACATGTGCCTACATTAGAGTTAACAGATCAAATGTGGGATTTGCTTAAAATAGGTATAGGTGGTTATGTGGTAGGAAGAAGTGCAGAGAAAATAGCAAAAGAATTGAAGGGTAAATCTTCTTAGTAAAGGATAACAAATGACTTGTAAAGAAATGAGAGATAGACTTGAAAAACTGGTTAATGATTTAAAAAAAGAATTACAAAATTCAGATCCTGATTTAAGTGAAATGTATAAAAAAATTGTTGATATTACTAGCAAATATCCAGAAGAGAAAGAATTAGTAGAATTTGTTGTTATTATGCATGATTATATGATGAGAGATAATAAGAACATCAAAAATGTACTTCATGAAGCAATAGATTTGTGGCTGCATTATAAGATAGCTACTTTAGATAAGATAGAAGAAGTAAATAATAAAAAAATATCTACTTCAACAAGAATAAAAAGCGCCTTAAATACAGTAAAACAATTAATTCTCAGTAAATTAGTTATTCCTTTAGGGATTGTATTTGGCATTTTTGTGCTATATCTAATATTTCCCGATCAATGTAAAGATTTTTTTGAAAATATCTTACCTAAATTAGGATTAATATTAAAATAAAAGGAATTGAAATGGATGTTTTAGAAAAAATAAGAAACTTTTTAAAAAAACTACTCAAGTGGAGTTCTTTGCAACAAATTTGTCGTTCGACTTACGATGAGGATATAAAAAATATTTCCAAAAAAGAAATTGCTTCTTGTGAAAAAATTTTTGAAAAAATGTCAGAAGATGACATCATTAGACAACTTCCAGATTCTATAAAAAAGGAAGTAGATAAAATAATAGCAGAGTATGAAAAAATGCTTAAAAATGATAAACCAATTTTACTTATTATAGATGATAATATAGGCTTAATTTCTCTTATTGAAGATATAATTGAAATTCATGGGTTAGAAAACAAAATAAATGTGTTAAAAATATATTCTAGTTATGCGGGATTTATTTTTAAAATTTTAGAAAAACGCTTTGGAAAAATAAAGATAGATTATGCTGTTATAGATATAACTTATGGCGGAGTAATGTTTCATCCAGAAAAAGGAAATGTTAAATATGAAGGCATTATGGTGTTTAAGGAAATATACAAACATAACCCTGACTTAAAATTTTTCTTCTACACAGGAAACAACTTAAATCCTTATGTTTATAGTTCAAAAAAAATAATTGAATCTTTTAAAGAAATAACAGGAGAGGATATTTTTAAGTATACAATTTTTAAAAATCAATATCCGCCTTCTCAGTTAATAGAAATTATTTCTAATATTTTAAGCAATAAGAAAGAAGAGCAATGATTAAAGAAATAATTAAAGATGCTATTTTAAAATTATTTGTTTCAGTGTTTTTTTCTGCAATTGTATTTTTAATTCTTGTATCTAATGATATTTTACAACAAAACAAACATTTAAAATTAGATTTTTTTATGCATTATGACTGGAAGTCGGCTTCCAATTCATATTTTTACATAGTAGTAATTGTTTTTCTAATTGTTTTTGTGAGTAATTTGTTAATCGATTATATTAATTATAGAAAAAAATATTTATTAAATGTTTTAAATCTTAGTTCCATTTCTGCAAATAAATCATTGATGAATATAACAGAAAACATTTCTCACGAACTAAGCACTCCCTTAGAAGTTATTACTTTCAAAATGTATAAAATTATGAATTTTATAGATTTAATGATAAAAGATATACAGAGACGAGTAGAATGTCCAGATCCTGATAAAAACCCATGTTTAAGAAGATTATATGATATTAGAGAAGATTTTACTTATGTGGAATCATCAATAGAACAAATAAGCAATATTTTAAACAAAATGAAAGGTTTTAAATCGATTAAGTATTCAAATGGCAACAAAACACTCTATGATGTTATAGAGACTGCGTTTAAAATAATGACAATTTCCCATAAAGATTTTAAATGGAACATAGATGTTAAGTTTAAAGAATACAACTTAGACTGTAAAAATTGCATATCGAACGCTGACTTTTTAAACATATTAATTAATCATATAAAAAATTCTTTAGAAGCCAATTCAACCTTGATAGAAGCTAAATTTATTAGATATAGCGACCCATATGTGTATATGTTTATTTCTGATAATGGAACAGGTATTCCGAAAGAGTTTATACCGAAAATTTTCATTCCTAACATTTCCACAAAAACAAAGGTGCTTGATATTAGAGGAAATGGTTTATATATTAATTTATCTATCTTAAAAACTTCTGGAGGGAATATAAGGCTTATAAAAACAAACAATCAAGGTACAATTTTTGAATTAAAAGTTAAAGCTAACAAAATTAAGTGATTTTTTGTTTTTTTTTGTTTTTTTATTAAAAAATAATATAATTTGATTGCCGCAAGGCTTTAAAAATCCAAAAAAAAGGGGCAATCATGGCACAAAACGTAACTACAGAGCAACTACAAAAAGCTTTAGAACAATTAGCTGCAGCGCAAGGTAAATCTGTAAGAGAATACATCCAGTCTCAAGGTTTTGCAAAAGAAGCTGATGTTCAAGCTAGAATTAATGAAGTTTTAGCAAAAATTGATGCGATCACAAAAATTGATGAAAATGACGGTGTAGAAAGTTTAGCTGAAAAAATTAATGCTATCCAAGATCTTCTAAATTCAGAAGAAGGTGTTGTACAAGAAATTCTTGATAGATTAACTAAAAATGAACAAGCTGTTACTGATTTACAAAGCAATGTAGACAATAAATTCAAATTAATCAGCGATGCGATTGAAGCTCTTAAAACAAGAGTAACTACTAACGAAACAGACATTGCTTCTTTAAAAACTAGCGTATCTGATTTAAACAAAAAAGTAAATGAAGAAGTTGCTGGTCTTGAAGAAAAAATTAGTTCAGTTGAGCAAACTGTAAATGTTTTAACTGGCGATGAAACTGTTGAAGGTTCTGTTGCTAATCTTGTAAAACAAGAAGCTGATAGAGCTAAAGCTGCAGAATCTGCTTTATCTAAAGCTATCGAAACAGCAAAAACTGAAGCTGTATCTGAAGCTGTAGAACAAGCTAAAACTTATACTGACCAAAAAGTAAAAGAAGCTATTGATAATTTAGATGTTGCTTCAGATCAAACTGTTCAAGATCTAAAAGCAAAAGTTGAAGACATTGAAAATGTATTAAACGATACAACTGACGAAAATGGAGAGCTTCAAAAAGGTTTAATTAGTAGAGTATCAGATAACGAAGCTAAAATTGCAAAAGAAATTTCTGATAGACAAGCAGCTGACGAGCAAGTGCTAGCTCAAGCAAAAGCTTATACTGATGCTAACACATTAAAAGCTGAAGATTTAGAAATTGATGTAATCGTTAATGTTTTCGTAAAAGCTCTTAACGGAGAAGATACAACAACTACTTCTAACAACTCAGATTCTAGCAGCGATTCTTCAGCTCTTTAATTTTTCTTCTTTTTTCTTTCTTTTTTTTATTGTTTTTTTATGGTATCATTAATAAAAAAAAGGATTTACTATGGCTGGACTATTACATCTTGTAAAAGAAGCTAGCGGAACTCCTAAAGAAGAAAGTGTGATTAAAGATGCGGCTAGATTAGCTGGTAGCATAGGTATTGCTACTACAGGAGTATTGTTAGCAGATAAAGCTATTGATTTAGCTGGTGCGCAAATGTATAAAGCTAAAATTCCTACTATAATGAGATATGCGATTAAAAAACATCCTGAATTACAAGATGTAGGTGAAAGTAAACTAAAACAATGGTTAATGGCTTTATATACTCTTTCTCCTAAAATCGCTTCAAATCAAGAGCTAGCAGCTGACGCTTTATATCAAATATACCAATATGGAGGGAACTTTGATTTAGCAACTGCAAAAATTATTGCAGACATAAACAAAGGTGTAAGCGGCGATAATGTGTCTTATTTAACTACAGGAAATGCCATAAGCAAAAGGTAATAAATGTCAAAAAAAACGAGAGATGAGCAAATAAAAGAATATCTTTTAGAAGAAGAAGCAAAAGCAAATGCCTTATATCCTTACACTGAACATAGTATAGAGCCAATTGCCGATGGCGCATGGAAAGGTGCTTTAGCTATAGGAATTCCAAAAACTATTCACGAATCTTTTAAAGGAGGTAGGCTATCTCCTAAGGGTGTAATAGGATATTATGGTATAGGAAGTACAATAGGCGGAGTAATAGGTTATTTAAACAATAAAAGAAATGTGGAGAAAGCGAGAAGAGCCAGAAGATTTTTGATAAATAAAAAATTAGATGGCAAATTCGCAAAAGAAGAAAGTGTTTTAGCAAAAAGTGCAGCCCTTTCTGAAGATGCTAAACAAAAAATAATGGAGGAGGCGGGTATAGAAATAAACCCTATAAAACACGAAGAGAAAAAAAAGAAAAGTGTTTTTAAAGATAGTTTGTTAGGCGGAGTAAATGGAGGAGTTATTGGAGCTGCAATGGGGCTTTTAGGAGGGCCTAAAAGAATTATTAGAGGTGCAATAAGTGGTGGAGTTTTGGGTGCTGTTCAAACAGGAGTGGGAGAAGAATTGGAAGATGAATTAAAGAAAAAACACATTATGGACCCATCTACCCAATTAGCAGCTACTATGGCTATTTCAAGTGCTACAGAGCCAATTATTTATAGAGGCATAGGTAGACTGGGTGGTGACAAGATACTGCAACTTCTTGATGATGAGTATAAAGAAGCTGTAAAAGCTGATAGGCTTCATAATTTTAAAGGAACAAAATTAACTACAAAGCTAAAACATTATTTATTACCTAATATAGCAGGCAAACTAAAAAATCACTATGATAGTGACAATATAGATATAATAAGAGGTGCTAATAAAAAACTTTTTGATAAACAATTAATAGGGCATATGGCCGGTAAGGCTCTATGGGGAGGATTGATTGGTTATGGAATGGGTAAAGCATTAGAAAAATTATTAAGCAAAAAAGAAAAAACTTGATAAAAGAAAAATTATATGCTACAATTTATTGTGAAACAAAAAACCTATAAAAAGGAAAGAACATGAACGTTTTAACTAAATTAGCTTCACAAGAAAGCTCAAGATTAGAAAAAATTGCAGCAGCAATTGAGGCTATTAATGAAGGATACAACCCTGAAGAAGTAATTGCGTTTGCAGCTGAGCAAGGCATTCATCCAGATGAAATTGTTTTAGGAGCAAATCTTTTTGGAGCTGCTGATTTAGAGAAAGAAGCGGCTGAGGATGAGCTTCAAAAATTAGCTTCTGTGGTTACTGATGAAAACACTTTACCACTTGTAAAAGTTGCAGCAGCGGTTGATTTATTTGCAGCTGGAGCATTAGAACCAGAACAAGTTTATGGAATTGGAGAAGCTTTAGGATTTGATCAACAAGATGTTGATTATATTTTCGCATCAGCATATCCTGAACTAGCAAAAGAAGCTGGAGCAAAAGAAGAAGCTGCAAAAGAAGGAGCTGAGGCAGCTAATAAAATTAAAGAAATTTTAAGCAAAGGTTGGCAAGGGACAAAAGATGCTTACATGTTAAGAGGCATCAGAGGAGCATTTAAAAAAGAAGGTGATAAACTTAATGTAGATTGGAAACAATTAGGAAAAGGCGTTGCAGCATCTGGTGTTGCTTATGGAATTCCTGTAGGAGCAGGAGCATATCTTTACGCAAAAAATAAAAAAGATCAAGAAGGACAATAATTTCTTGACACCCTCCTCTTTTTCTCCTTATGTATAAATATAATCTAAAAAAAGAAAAGCGATCAAGAGCGCTTAATTGCGCTTATAATCCTAATCGCCTTTATGATTAGCAGTTGAGCCGCCTCCCCTGCAAAGAGGGGTAAAAATTTTAATAAAAAAATAACAATTCTCATAAAAAACCTTTTATTTTTTAGGGCAGAAGCCCTCCTTGGCGACTCAACTACTTAAATATATAACACAATTATAAGTTTTATTTCAAAGTTGTTTTAACTTGGCTATTAGAGATATTAGTAGTGCTTGAAGTTTCTATTGAGGTTTTAAGGGAAGTTTTTATATGTGTAACTACTCTTGGAGAAGGTTGAGGAATTTCTTTTGTTTGTTGGGTATTTACATGTTTTATTTCAGTTGAACTAGCTATATTTGCGCCATGTATTATAGGTTGTCCTGCTACAATAGTTTTATTTTGATTGCATTTTTCTAATTCTTTTTCTAAAAGCAAATATTTTTGCAATAATTCTTCATTTTGTTTTAAACATTCTTTCAACTCTTCTTCTGTTTGAGCATCAGAACAATCCACTATTTCTTTAACTCTAAATACATTACATATATCATCTATACAAACTATACTAGGAATTTTATTATTTAATGTTCCTCCATAAAACCCCATCCCTATTTCTTTCAGATTTCCATAATCAATCACTTGCGCTTTTTCACCTAATTGAAGCCATTCTAACTTTAACCCCTCTTTCAATCCTGCTGATTGGTATATAAAACTACCATACATATCATAATTTACAACAAAAAATGAATTTTTGCCATCCGTAATAACTTTACCTATTACAAACCCTTTGGAAGTGGGGGAAGGAATTGTGCCTTTCCATAAATTATTTTCAAGATACTGAATATCTACTTTCATTTCCTCTAATAAAGAAAATTCCATATCTACATAATATAAAAACACATCAATATTAGACTCATTGCTTGCATCTACCCAAAAAGATTTATCAATCCCAACTTGTACTGTTTTATTGCAATCTAAAAAAATCATGGCTCCACTTCTTCATCAAGTTTTATTTGTTCAGGATCTTTTTTCTTTGTATTTAGAGGAGTTGAGACATTTTTTTTAGCTAATTGTTCTTTTAATAAATCACCACAGTTTTTGCTATTATTAACGATTTTGCTAATAACATCATCTAGTAAATTATATAATTTTTCATCATATATCCCCCCAAACCCTAGTGTAGTTAAAGCATTGTTTCTTGTTATGGAATGATTTATAGAAGTAACAAAATAGTCTTTGCCTGCTATATTATACCATTTAAAAGGCTCTGTAATTTGAGGGTTAAATACTAATTCAATGGTGCCTATGTTCATTTCATTAAATGCGCTTTTAAAAGCGAAAGCCGAGTAGTATTTCCATACTTCTCTAAAATTTTCATTAACTCTATCAAAAAGTGCTTGAGTGTTGCTTTGAAAGCTATGAGGCACCAATATATTTGGAATGTCGTATGTTTTGATTTTAAATAATGGCAACTCTTGTATTGATGAGAGTTCTTTTAAAATTAAAGTAGCAAATGCTTCTGAACATTTAGAAGCATATTTAGCTAAAGCCATGTTTTCAAAATCTATTCTTGGAATAATTATAGAAGGTATGTTTATTTTTGGTTGTTCTACGGTAATACTTATAACATCACTTTCTTTTAAAACAATTCCGGCATTTGTGTAGCTATCTTTAAATAAGAAACGAGGAGGTTCAAGTGAATATATTCCATCATTGTAATAAAGTTCAAGGCCAAAGATTGGCAACAACTGAGCCATTATGCTTCCAACTGAAAATATCCCGCCTCTCAATAAAGGTTCTGCAATATTTTGATAAAACATATTGGCAAAGCTACCAGAAAAATCAGAAGCATGGTTTTGTAAAATCCTAACAATAGGAGATAGAGTTTCTCTATTTGAGTTTAGAGTTATAGAAGTATCTGAAATTAAGTTATTTAAAAATTCACCTATTTTCCCTTTTACTAAGGTGTTTAATACGAGCTCCTGAAATTTTTCTTTTGAAAAAAAAGTTACTTTATCGCTACTTTGAACAATGTTCATAAATTGAGAATTTTGTCGGGATATATTACTAATAATAACGGTTTTCTGTAAAATAATGTTTAATGGATCAGTAAAAGAATATGTATATGATGAAGTTGTTCTTGTTAGGTTTTTCCCTACTCCTATAAGTTTAAATTTAGAATCTCCCCATTTGATATTTTTACTTCCAAAATTAAAAGCAATAGGTAAATTAACTTGTCCTTCTTTTGTTGATACAGCGATTGATATAGATGTTCCTATGTTTTCTATATGAGTAGTGCTATATGTTATGTTGTAGAAATTATCTAATCCAGTGATAGCTATTATATTTTTCGCATAATTGCTTGGGTAAGTATTGCTAGAATCTTCTCCTATAGCATTTATATTTACAATAGCATATGGTAAAGATGAGTATTCTGAAATTGTAATGTTTTCAGTTTTTATTTCCCCAATAAAATCATCACTGAAAAGTTGTAAAAAGTTTTTTTCTTTAAAAGTTTCTATTTGATTTGTATAAACTGTTAAATTTAACTCTTTTAAGTCTAAACCAAAATCTATAATTTTCTTTTGTCCATCTATAGGAGATACAACCTGAATTCCTCTCTTTGAAACTGATTCGCTTCTTGTAACTATATTTATAGGTCTACCTGGGTCTAGTTTTTGTATGTTAATGTTGCCCATTACATTACACCTAAAATAGTAGTTGTAGATAACAAGTTAGGGTTAGGTGATTCTCCACCCTCTTTTACAACTCCTTGTGAAGACACAATATAAGGACCTGTAAATACAGACGAAAAAAGCATACCTGTAACAGGATATGTCTCGTTTGTTTCTAATATTGAAGCTTCAATTATGCCACCTTTAACCTCAATGTCTTTTCGTATTTTTTGATTGCCATTAATAGGACTATCTATAGGAACTTCATATGTTTTAGTAATGTTTCTACTTAAAACTACCTTGCATTTCGCCATTTATATTCCTTTAAGATTCTGCAATTTTTTTCAATAATTTTCTTGATTCACTCATTTCTTTTAACATTTCTTTTTGTATTGTTACTTGCATTACTTCAAGATTTTTAGTATCTAATTGACTCGCTTTTTCCATAAAACTTAAAGTTGATTTATCTTTCAATCCTAAAAGTTTTTGAGTTGAAGTTATTTTAGCAATTCTATCTAAATCTGACAAATCTAAACTTGACTGATGATGCGCTTTTCTTATTTTGTTAATTTCCTCTAAAGCTTCTATAGGAGATTGACTCCATTTTTGGATAATTTTTAATTTTTCTTCATTAGATGCGTAATCTATTCCTAATAAGTGAGTAATGTTTTCTATGTTTTTCCATGCTTTTTTTCTGGTGTCTATTTTTGCTATTTTAAATAGTTTCCCCCATTCGTCTTCATCAATATCTTGTTCTTTCATTGATTGGGTAAAAGCTAAAGCCCCTTTTGCTACTTTGTATTTTACATTTTTATCTTTGATTAGGTCTATTGCCTTAGCTAGAGCTTCTTTATCGCCACTTTCTATGGCTTTTTCAATTTTACTTCTAACATTTTTAGATATATTTACACTATTTAATACCCCTAAAAATTTTTCTGCCGCCTTTAAACCTTCTTTTTCTTTTCTAGATTTAAAAATATTTGATAAATTTCCAAATTCTCTTTTATTTAAAATGTTGATAAAATCTTCATCAACCCCTAAATCTTTGAATTCTCTTTTTAATGATTCAATATCTGTATTATCTAACGCATAACTTTTAAATAATTGCGCTTTAAATTCTTCTGCATCTCCTTTTATTGCTGCTTCTATTAATTTTGATTTTTGAGTTGTTTTGTCTGCATAAGCAGAATATGTTTCTTTTATGGTTTTAATACTCTCTTCATTTAGAACAATGTTTCTTTTTTTTAGTTCTTCCTCAAACTGATTTTGTTTGCCTGATTTAGCTAAATCAAAATATAAATTAGCTGCTTTCATTATTTTTGCTGTTTTAGCCGGTTCAGGTAACAAATTCTTATCATAAAGAGACGCCATTAATTCAACTTGGAATCTACCTCTTAAACCTTTATTTGAAATAAACTGACCATATTCAGGGTGTTCCTCTAAAAACTCGGCAACTTTTTTTGTAGGAGTCCTTAATTGAGTAAACACTTCTATTGAAGGATTTAAGAAGCTGTTAAACATATCATCAGATTTTAACATTTTATATTTTTCTTTATATAAATGCTTGAAGTATTGATAAGGATTAGAAACATTTTCTTTTAACCATTCTTTTTTAAAAGAATATCTAATAAAGTCTTTGTCAAAATATTTATCTAAGCCTGTTTTGTCAGCAAAATCAGACACTTCTTCCAAGTTTTCTTCTATTTTATCGTCTGTTAGCTGAGGGTGTTTGTATTTTTTGCCATAGGTAACCAAATTTTTTAAATATTGTTTAAATGTTTTTGCTCCGGTTAATTCTTTAAAGTTTTGACTTCTAAAATAGAGGCTATATTCATTATTGTCAGATGCTTTATATTTTAATGCCATTTCTCTGAGCTTCTCTTCGCTAAATAAATCTTCTCCAGTGCCTCCACCAAAAAATTCTGTGATCCAGTTTTCTGCACCTCTTATCCATCTGCCGACAGTGTTAATAAATCCATGTCTTTGTTTATATTTTATCCTTTCGTTAAGTATGTCTAATGTTTGTTTTTTGAATTCAGCTGATTCTGTTTGTAAATCTAACATTTTCCAATTGCCAAACTTTAATCTGTTTTCAATAAGAGGGACTGCAGCCGAGATCTCTCTAGAATTAAAGCCATTTAGAGACAAAAATGAAACTATTTGTTCGACAGTTGCTTTTCCACCTAATTGTTCTATAGCCCTATCTATCAATCTCTGTAAAGGAGTTCTTTTTATATGCAAGTTACCTACTTCAGGGTTTTCTTGAACTACTGTAGCTAAAGCATTTTTATCAAAAAATATTCTACTAAAGTCTTTTATTTCTGTAGAAAATTTATTAACTAATTCGCTTTTTTGTGTAGTGTTCATATTTTGAATTATGTCGAATGCTTTTTGCAAGCTAATTTTATGCTTTTGAGCATATACCATAGCTAAATACACATCTTTATTTGTATCAAATCCAAATTGAGTATTTAGAGCAACTTCTGCTTTTTGGTTTGCGGTCATATATGCATTCATATATTCTTTTCTGTTTGTTAAATAATGTGATTGAAAAGGTCCTCTAGATAAATAGTTTATTTGATACAATTGAGTGGTTAGCTGTTTAGCTACTAATCTTCTATCTATTGATAGAGGGTTTTCTTGAGATGTTGCTAATCCAATCATTTGTCCTATTAATTCTTTGTTAATCCCACTTAAATCAGATGCTATCTTTATCGATTTAATCATATCAAATGATTGTTTTGCGTTAAATCCTAAACTCTTATATTTAGCTAAATCGTTTAATAATTTTGAAGGGTCTGTTTCTCCTAAAAATTCAGCTAAGTCTTTAACTCTATCTTTAAGAATTCTTGTTATCTTTTTAAATTCTTGCGAAGAATTAACATTGTTTAAAAATCCTGTTTTCGTTAATTTAAGCATCATGTCTTGAATATCGTCTGCACTAAACAAATCATCATCTACAGCTAGTTTTCTAATATATCTAGAAATACCTTTGACTTCTTTTGCAGATAAACCAGTATCAACCCCTGTTTCTCCTAATAAACCAGAAGTTAATATATTTACTTTTTGATTTTGAGCATATATTTTGTGGATATTTTCTTTATACTTGTCTGTTAAATAATCTATTCCCATTCCAATAGGTATTCCAATCCATCCACCTAAAGCCAAACTTCCTACTTGTAAACCTGTCGAGAAAAGTCCTATTTTTAAGCTTTCAGCTTCTAATTCATATTGTTGTTGTGCAGCTAAATTAGCATAAATATTGTTTAACCCTAATTGTCTAGAAGCTCCCCATTTTTGAAGCCAAATGTCTTTTAACCCAAAATCGTGTTCAACAAATGGACTATTCAAATAAGGTACATGGTTTATGATGTCGAATCCATAACTATCATCATCTTGCATCAAAAATGGATTGTATCCTATCGCATGATTAAAAATATGTTGATTGTTTTTAGCTTTCATTAACAAATATAAATAAAACGGATTGTTTAAATCAAAATTAGAATCATATGCAAACATTTACTTTCCTCTATTTAAAAATTCAACAATCTCATCAATATCTAAATTTTGTTCATCATTTTTATCTTTTCCGAAAAGAGTAATTTCATATTCTTTCATCATGTCAAATATTATATCAAAATTATTGTTTTTTGTTTTAGTAAGCAAAATAGATGTAGAAAGTATGCTTGTTTCTAAAAATCTCCTTTTCTTTTCCTGAGATTGTTTAACTTGGTAGGCTAAAAAGATAAGTTTTCTAATAAACGGATAAATAGATTTTTTATTACCAAAAAAGAGTATATAGTCAGCTATATACTCTTCTTCTATAAAAAATCCAGAATCTCCTTACGTGAAAAAAGATTAACAAATCTATTAAACCTGATAACTTCTTTTTCTAAAGCAGAAAGAATAGGTAAAGGAATATTTTTTTCTATAAAATCAGCTTTACATTTTAAAATTAATTTCTCTTTTTCTAAATCATCTATTTTGCTAAGTTTTTCTTCCAATTGTTTTTTACAATGTTCGTTGAGCTCAACGTTTTTATATTTTTTTAAAGTTGCAGCAACTGTGTATATTCCATATATAAATTCAAATTTGTTTATACTTACATCAGATAATTCAGCTATTATTTCATAAAAGGCATCTGCAGTAATTGGTTTTTGAACTTCTAGAATAATAGGAATTTTATTTAAAAGACTGAATTCTTCTTTATAGGTATCGTTTTCCGCTAATTCTAATAACGCTTGTTTCAAATCGTCTTTTGTTCTTTCAAGCTCTGATAAAATTTGTTCAATTGATTTTTCCGAATCATCATTTGGTTTGTTTTTTAATGTTTGGTTTTGAATTTTATCATTATCTACGTGTTGAGTTTTAGTTTCTGATTCTTTCTTAAATAGATCTTCTTTTACTGTTGTTACAATGTCTTTTTCCATGTTTTACCTTTATAGTTTTTTATAATCTTCTAGTATAGAAACTGATAACACATTATACACAATATTTCGTATGTTTTCAATTGGAGAATTGCCTGATACATAAAATTTTTCATCGTATGAAATAATCATGTCTCCATATTTTATAGAACTAAGAGAAACATTGTATAAATTTGTGTATACTTCAATTAAATTGTTATATTTGTCTGGATATTTGTATTTCAAATCGCTTAATGAAATGTATGAAAGTTTTCCATCTATCAATGTGGCCCCACATACACTTTTGGCAACTTTAAATTTATTCTCGCTTAAATTTAATGTTTCTTCAAGGTCTTTTAATATAGTTAAACTGTCCTTTGTTTTTAAATCGTGAAATGTGTAATAATGGTTATATGCTAAATTTACATTAGAATCATAATAACTAATCAACATTTGCAGTATCCTGGTAAAGAAATGTTTGGAGTTGTGCTGATAAAACTAGGAGTTAGGAATAATGCAGAAGTTTGAGTTTGTTGACTTGCGCTAATAATGTCAGATACATACAGAACGATATTTTTAGATGCAATAGAGGTGATATATTCAGCTTTACTGGCAATTTGTTCACCTTCTAGATAAATGTTTTTTGCTTTTACTATAAAACTATTTCCACTAGATAATATAAAATTCTTTTTAGCAGAAATAGACTCGTTAATAAGTAAATTGTTAACAAAAGTATTTGCATCTTTAAAAGATGCGAATTTTGCTTCATTAAAAATAACATTTTCAATACCCTTACTTAAAAAGTAAGTTTTATTTAATAAGAAACCAAAATCTTCACCTTCCTTTTTTCCATTTAAGATAAAACCATTGTCAACAGAAATTATATTATTTATTTTTCCATTTGGTGAATCTAGGTTAATAGAATATATTGGTGGATTGTCAGATTGATTTTGTAAATGGTAATTTATATTATTGCCTTTAAAATAATAGATCGGACTATATTCTATCTTCATTGTTCTCAAATCACAATTAGAACAGTGTTCGGCTTGAATGTTTACAAATAGATTTCTCTCTTGATACTCTCTCCAGAATTTATTTAGCCTGTTATAAAAATTATGATATTCTTCGTTTGAATAGTTTTTAGTAATTTTAAAAGAATTCTCAGAATAAGGGTTGTTGTATTCTTCATAAGAGGATTGCCATATTAGTGTATTTTTGTCTGTAATAATTAAATTTTTTTCTTTATAGTGATTGCTTTCATTCATGACAACAATAGTTTCAGAAATAGAAAATATCTTTCTATGTCCATAAATATCATTTATTTCTATAAGTGCTGGGTAAAACTCAACAGAATTAAAAGTTATCTTTAATTCTTTGTCAAATAAATTTTCAGCGTTTGTGAATGAATTTATTTTGTCATATACATTCGAATTTATTTTATCTTCCCCTTCTCCAATGAAGTTATTTTTTCTGTCTATGTATTCGTGTTCTATTTTAGATTTCTTTTTGGCAAAAGGTTTTGATGACATAATTATTTTCATGTAGACAACATTGTCAAAATCAAAAGGAGGGTTGTTAATTTTGATGTTTTTCTCACTCAAACAAGTTTCCACATCCCCTTTTATTTCTATAAAATATTTTTTATCTAGCTTACTATCTTCATTGGACCAAAAAAAGAAATGATATGCTTTTTTGTCTTTAGTTTCTTTGAAATGAATATATGAATCGTTTTCTACAAGCTTAAACATTATATTGTAAGCTCTCATAAAAGCATGACTAAATGTTAAAGTAAATCTAGCTATTCCAGAAAATATATCAATAAATTTTTCATTTATTCTGTATCCAGTTACTTTAATATGCCTAATTATCTCACCAGGAGTAAAATCATCAAAATGTATGTCTTTATAAAATTTTCTTACATTTCCATCTACAGGCTTTTTTGTAAGAGTTCCATCTTTTATAGAAAACACATGCTGAAAACTTTTGTTATGCTCAATGTTGGTTTTCCCTAAAAGATGGAACACTCCATCGCCCCTAGCAACTAAAACCATATCATTTTGTTTCAACCCTAAATCTAGTTGATTAGGAATAGATATATCGTCATCTAAATGAAATAAATGAACTCTTATATAGTCATTTTCTGTATCAACATCCAAAACAACACCTAAAAAAATATTATCTTTTGTTATGTCTAATTTTGCAGAAAAAGGTGATTCTTCATTAGAATGAGAAGAGGAAGAAAGAAATTTAATTTTTCTTTTTAAGAATCCTAACATTAACTAATTGCTCTTTCTTCCTATGATTGTTAAATCTTCAACAACATATGCTTGACCTGATGAAGCACTGTATCCGTATTTAACCACTGCATCTTGCAAAGTTAAGCTAGGTACTTTTGCAAGATTTATAGCACTAACTTCCGTAGTATATTGCCCCTCTTTAAAGAGGGCTTTTTGAATTGAAACTTGAGCCATTGCTTCAATTTCAACTACACAAGAAATATTTTTTTGACCAGCTTCATAAATAGGTTGAGCATCATTTCCATAAGAAATATTGAACCCAACAATTACTGCGTTACAAGAACCTGTGTTTTGTTGTACTGAAATTGTTGCCATCGCTTATCCTTTAACTTTTTGATTTAACAAACAATCTAATTGCATTTAGAGATGTTGGTGTATACACCTCTATATCTCCTGTGATAGCATCAGGCTCATCCTCAGGAATTGCAATATTGTTTATTTTATAACTAGTAATCACGCTTCCTAATAAGTCATTTGCTGTTGTTCTAATAATATTGTTTAAAGTAGCTTTAATTGTCTCTGCTATATCACTAACGTTTCTTTGAGTAACGTTTCTTTTTCCTACATAACCATCTACAACATTTTTAATAGATAAAGCAGCATAATCTAAACATCTAACTTTATTAATCTCCATTTCTTCCAGAGAATTCATGTTTGTTGTAAGTTGTCTAATTATAAATGGAGGAGTGTCATAACTTGATTGAGCTAACACAGTAACCCCACTTGCCGCAATTTCATCTAATTCTGTGTCAGTATAATAGAAAGAAGACCCAACTACTCTATCAACAGTTCTGACAGATAGATTGCTTAAACCTTGTTGAGGAGGCAAATGTCCCATTATAGCAGCTAGAAGGCTAGCAACATAATAACCAGGAACTAATTCTTCATCTATAATGAATTTATCAGGAAAAACAAGCACCATATGCATATTATTAATACTTTCAGCTAATTTTTTAATTCTATCTGCAACAACATCTTTGTTGTTAATAGAAATAAATACTATATTTTGACCGCTTAAAGCCTCAGCAACATTAGCGTTAGATATAATAGGAGTAACTATAAGTTTTTTATCAGTGATTACTGTAGTTACAGTTGCAACTGCTTTAGCAGTATACGGTTCTCCTACTGTATTGTAATATTCTTCATCTGCGATTTTTAAATCTTCAGAACCAATTATCACATCACCTTCTCTAATTCCACTTACACTAAATCCACCTGTAGGAGTTTCAATAGTAAATGTACCATCTCCGTTGTCAGTAATAGTTGCATCAGTTAGTGTTAGTTTTTTAGAAATTAAAGGCAATCTTGGAGCAAAGATTCCCATTTTGTATGCACTAATTTCAGGTTGTTCACCTTTTTTGATTGCACCAATTAAAGCGTTTAATACATTTTCAGAATCACTTAAGCAACTAACTTGATAAGCTTTAGTAGATGTTGAAAGTATATTTAGAGCTTTTGTATAAGCGTCATCGCTATCATTTTCTACTACAAAAATTTTCACATTAAATCCTGGAATTTCATTAGCTATTAGCTCAAGAGCTTTACCTAATTTGTTTTTAATTGTTCCTTTACCTATAATAGTTTGATAGTTATTATAATTTACATCAATGATTTGATTTGCAATATCTGTTCTATTTGCAACAAACCAGTTAAATAATCTTCCATCTTTTGCTGATGCTGTTATTTTTATTTGATTTGTGTTAGGTAATACTAAAGGAGTAATTGAAACTTTTATATTTGAAAAGTCTGGAGTTACATCTGTAGGCTGATACACAAAATAATCAAATGAAAAACTACCAGGTCCTTTAATTAGTACGCTATCACTAAAACCTACCACATTTTCTATTGTGAAGCCTGATTTAGTTAAAGCTACATTATTAAAATATTTTGTAATGCTTGCAGTTAATGAAGTGGTCTCATCCACATCATAAGGAACTTCATCCCATAGATACACTAATAGATTTCCATCATCATCTCTACCAAAGTCTCTAATTTTAGATGTAAATGGCGCATCATCTTCTGTTGGAGGATTTATAGTTAAATCATCCCCAATTAAAACACCTTTATCTAATAGATCTTGCTCTGTAACATAATTATCTCCACTTTCTAATACAAGAATGTGTTTTTCTGTAGAAGATTTAACATGAAAATGAAGTTCTTTCCCAGCAAAATCAACAACGCTACTTAATTCTTTAGCACCAAACTCTAAGCTAGACACGTCTATAGTAGCACCAGGTCTAATACCAGCAATTTTAAATACTTTACCAGTAGAATCTAATGCAAGCAAATCAGAAATTCTAGCGTTGTTTATAACAGTAAAATCCAACTCTGCGTCAAAACCAGTTTTTTCATCCACCGCAGGTCCAACTATAATAGTTGGCATTGTAACTTGAAGTAAGTTAGGAGCTGTTTGAGCAATTGACTCAGCTACACTTACGTAAGGTCTTATTCTTAATGACATCTTCTTTCCTTTTATAGAATTTCTTTTGCATCGTGGTCATGCACTACTAAACGACTATATTTTAGCAATTTTTCTTTGAAAATCAAAATATTGCATTCTTTAAAGACTATTTGCCAGTCTAATTCAATGTAATAATAATCAGAGCTTTTAGGAGAGGGTTGTATACTGCTCATTATAGGAGGTGTAACCTGTACAATATTCTCAAAAATTTCACTTAATACATCATCGCTTGTAGCTAAAATTAATTTATATACTTCATATGCAATAACTTCTAATTCAGCTCTATTAGCTGCATATATTCTTATTTGCATTTGTTGGTTTAAAAGAAAACTTGCGCTTTTGGTTTCGTTAGGGTTTATTCCTTCGAATGGAATATTCAAATCTATGTTTTGATAAGCTTCTCCAGGTGCTGCTGTTAGGCTCGGAGACAATGTGCCTCTGTTTATAAAAATTACTGGAGAAGAATTGTTAGGAGTAAAATCCTCCTGAAAAAATGGTTTCACAATAACATTTTTATTATTTTCTTCGAACATCTTTTGAAGAATAGCTAAATAATAGCCTAATATCCCTTTTGGAGAAAGGGTTAAATTTTTGTTTTGATTGTCTAAATCTAAAATAGGACCATTGAGACTCACATTATTTTTATCATTAAAATCAGATTGTGTAATTTCAAAAATATCCTTATTGGTGAATTCCATTTATTTCCTTTATTTTTTTTGCGATATCCTTTTCTACTGCTTTAAATTCCCTTGTTTCAGAAGGTAAAGAAGCGCATGTTACATTCTGACTCATTAATTGGTTATGAAAGTATGTTTGAGAAACCGAGTGAACAATGTTTAATTCTCCAGAGTTGATAACATAAATTAGGTCATACATTTCTATCGGAACATCAGGCAATAATGTTATTGAAGCTATAGCTCCATAATGAGGATTAAACTTATCTAGTCCATCTATAGTTCCTTTAGGAGGAGCGGATGGTTGGTTCATATAAGGGCCGCCCCAAGTAAATATTGGTTTGCTGTATTTTTTTATATATCCACTTCCTCCACACAAAGAACAATTTGAATTTGTGCTAGATTGAAGATCGCTATCCCAGCATTCAGGACAGGGTATTTTGTCATCTAACTGTTTAAAAATTAACACCATGTTACCATTTATCTTTTTTGCTTTTATAAAAAACTCATACCTTTTCATTTTAATAATCCCTCTTTGCCAATGAGGAACATTGTATGCAAATGGTTGAAGTATAGCTTCTTTTACTTTTTCATTTTTGTTATAAAAAATTGTTTTGTACAAATAAGAGTCAGGTTCTCTATGAAACTTATTGCTTCCTTTTATTTGATAAAATACTTCATCAGGAATAAAATTGAAAGTTTCTATTTTTACCCACTCATCATCTTCTTTTCTAAAGACATCAAAAACATCAAACTCAAATTGTTCTTTGTACACAAAGATTCCAACAGAATCAACATCTGTTTTAACTAGCTTTATCATCTAAGCCACCAATCGTTAGGAATAACAAGCAATCCTCCTAGCTCAACATCTATGCTGTTAGAACTAGTGCTTCCCCATAGCCCTTCATACCATAACTTTTTAGCTAAATTATCTAACATCATTTCAAATTGTTGTTGAAACATATTGCTTACTTGTAAGTAGTCTCCATGTTTACCAAACAACTGAGCTCCAGGTGTGTTGTTGTCCGCTACTGATATAGAATTTCTTAATTGAACAAAAGATTCAGACTGGAGTAATTTTGCAATTATGCCATACATCCAAACAACTTCAGGTATTTTACTGATATAACCTTTTATTGCTGGTTTTTTCGTTATGGCTTCTTGAACAACCATAGGAATAGTAGTCTCTATTAGTTCATCTTTAAATTGTTCAATATTGTCTTTTAGGATATTTAAAGCAGGGTAGTCCTGTAAGAACTCCCTGATTTTATCTATATCTATTTTTGGATAATTTAAACTCATTTTTTAACATTTCTTCTTTTTGTAGTTTTTGTTTTAACTTTTGGTTCTTCTGACTCTTTGCCTTCAGTGTTTTCTTCAGTTTTAACCTCAGGCGTTTCATTCTCTGCAGGTGTTTCATTCTCTGCAGGCGTTTCATTCTCTGCAGGCGTTTCATTCTCTGCAGGCGTTTCATTCTCTGCAGGTGTTTCGTTTTCTGCAGGTGTTTCGTTTTCTGCAGGCGTTTCGTTTTCTGTGTTAGCTTCATTAACAACATCTAAATAATTTGGAGTTGGCTCTTCTACTTTTTTATCCGGCACAATAGAACCATTGATTATTTTCTTAACTTCAGCTAGAGACAACCTTTTTCCATTTACATCTTCAATCACTGCTTTGTTTTCTTCATAATATCTATATAATAATGGCTGATATTTAACTAGAATTTCTTCGCTAACATAAATTTTGCTTCCTGGCTCTATAAGTCTACCTTGAAAGTTAATTAAAGCGTTTGAAATGTTGTGTAGTTTCATGTTTCATCCTTTTTTTATGCTATTATACAAAAAATCAACATTTTTTTGAAAGAAAATTAATTAATTTTTGAATTGCAAACAATATCACCATCTAATTGTGGAATTTGCTTTTTAGGTTCTTCTTCAACTAATACAACTTCTAATGCTTCTTTGATTGAAGTCACAATATCATCATTATTAGCCGATTGTGACATAACACTATTGATTTCTTTTATAGTTTTTACTAAACTATTTATGAGTTTTGCATATTCATTGTGCTCTAAATCTTTCTCTGATAAAGATATTTCTTTGTAGTGGAAAAAAGCTTCTTTAGCTATTGTTTCTAAAAAATTAGAGGGAGAGACAGTTATTTTTTTTAATCCAAACTTCCAAATCACAAATTCTTTACCTAACAACAAAGCCCATCGTTTAAATAAAATCGATTTTAGTTCATTTAATAGAATTTCATCTCTATAGCCAGTAAGCTCTAATTTTTCTTTTATTTCTTTTAATTGTGTTTCTATCCATATTTTTTTTTGAAAGTATGTTTTTATTTTTCCCACATTGCAAAACCAATATCCATATTCTTCTATAACATCTTGCTGTGTTTCCAAGATTTCAGCAATTTCTGATAAAGAAATATCTTCACAAAAAAGAAAACTCTCTATTGCTTCTTTTGCAAAAAAATTAATTCTATAATCAATTACTTCTTTATGTAAATCTGATAACTTAGAATATGCTTTATGCTCACCTTTTAATATTTTACTAAAAAGAGTGCATATTTTTTTATCTTCTTTATCAGAAGGTTTAATAACAATATTTCCATAGGGGTCAAAAAAAGAGATGAAGTTATTCTTCATCTTCTTCCTGAGTTTTAAATTGTTCGCTTTTTTGAACTAAGTCAACATATAAATCTGTCATATTTTTAAATAGACTTTTCAGATTGTTTAACACAGATTTGTATCTGTTATCTCCCATTGACTCACTTAAAGATGTGTAATTTAGTTGAACATTGAAAGTTATTTTACCTAAACCATTTATACCATTTAAAATATTTGCTAATTGATCCTGAATAACTAACGATACATTTTTGTTAGCTAAAAGCAATGTTAAGATGCTTACATCCATTATTGGAGTATCTTTTAAAGACACTAACATTTGAATAACATCAGGGTTAGCCAAAGGATTCATACCATTTACTAATCCTTGATTTTCTTGGCTCGCATCTTCTTCAGTTTGAGCTTGAGGATATTCTATACCTGGTTCTTCAGGAATGTCTTCTATTTGTTTCCCCTCATCATACATAGAAAATGTTGGAACATCTTGTTGAGGTGCATTCATGGCATCCATTTGTATAGCTGCTGCTGTTTGTTCGTCTAATTGAGGAGATTCTTGAGTTGTTTCGCTTTCATTGTAATTGTCTTCGCTCGCAATAGGCTCTGTATACTGATACAAATCATTGTTTTCAACAAACTGAGTTCCTTGAGTAAGTGCTTCAACCTTACCTTCTAACTTTTTAAGCTCCCCAAGAGTTGTTGCAATTAATTGAGCTAATGTGTCTATTTTTGCAGAAATCGCTTTAGCTTCTGCTTCTCCATTTGATTTAGCTTCTTTTAAAAGTGAATATATGCTGTATTTATCAAATCCTTCTTTAAGCAAGAAAGATGCTAATTCTTTTTGTGTTAATAATCTATTGTTGAAAACATAATGAGAACCGTCATATGCAACTTTAATTATCTCAGTGCTTGAATTAGTGTTGTATTTAGTTCTTGCAACATATTCATCGTATGTCATATATTTTCTTGGGTCTTTATCTGTCAGATATAGACCTATATTCTTATCTCCTACTATAAGCACATTACCAACTTCCATAGGATTTTTGTCAGAATTTTTTTCAACAACTATTCTTTTTATTCTTCCGTAAGAAACATTTATTACGATTGTATTAGAGTTGCTATAAATTAACTGGATATTGTTTTCAGTTAGGTTTTTCTTAATAACAGGAATGAAACCTAAAAATCTTGTTTGATTTTGCATTAAAACAATTACTACATTTGGTAAATGCGATAATAGATTTTGTGGTGACACTTCCATTAGGTTTGTTTTTGCAGCAAAACAATTTTCATCTTCTTTTCCTATGAAATCAAAATAATCATTATAATATTCTGAACCTAAGAAGTCTAAAATATAGTTTTTAGGCCCTCCCTTAAATAAAGGGAGACTTAACACAAAATCAACTGTTAAATTAGAAGAGTTGACAACTTTGAAACATCCACTTTTTTTTCCTACAATTTCTATATCATCACTATTTAATGCTTGTTTGATAGGAGCATCTCCACTGGCAACTTTAATTAAGCTTTTAGAAGGTAATTTTTCTCCATGTTGAATGTATATTCCATTTTCTGCATATTCCTGAGCAGCTGCTTCTTTGTTTAATACATTGTTATTATGTCTTACTTCTTCAAATGAAGAAGCAACTATTTCAGGAGTTTCTATAAACGCTTTAAATTGTTGTGCTTCTTTTTCTAGCTCTTCAGCCATATCATGGTAGAAAATTTTAAATATTTGAGAAAATGTTTCATCAGTTGCTATTTTTTCTAACAATAACCCTTTAATGATTGGTTGAGTTTCTACTAAATATGGTAACAAGTTGCTACTAGCTATCTTTGGAGACCAATTTTTAGGAGGAATGAATAGCTTTCTAATATTACCAGCATCCAAAGTGCTATTATTTTGACCATCAATTGCTACACCTAAATCTTTATTAGTTTTAAAAAGAAAGTTGATAACTTTTTTTGTTAAGGCAAAAATTATGTCTGTATCAGGATTATAAATATAAGAAGTGGCATCAACTTTTCCACCAGCATATATTATCGGAATAATTAACCTGTTCTCTCCATCGCTTACTACTGCACTTGACAATAAAGTACCATCATCTATTTTTTCAACTTCTTTAAACCCGATAATATAAGGAATTATATCCGAGTATTTTTTTGACAACTGAGCAAAAGCCTCTTCATTAACCAATTCTGCAATATTAGCATTAACATCATCATCTGCTTTTTTGTATAGAAATGTTTGGTTTAACGCTTCTTTGAATTGTTCAGATTTTTTCCTTTTCATTATAACCCTTTCTCTTTTAAAAGTTTAACTTCATCTTTTGTTAAAGCATTAAAAAGTATTTTACCATTTTTTGAGCCTTCATCATACCCTAATCTAAAAATCTTATATCTTTCAAATAAATCTTTACTAATCTCTCCCTTCTTCATTAACTCTTCAGCATATTTAATCGCTTCTTTTGTTTCTAATTCGTCTAGGGTTTCATTTTTAGAGCTCTTAGCTACTTCACTAACAGATTTAGTCTCTCTTTTAGAAGTCCATCCTCTTTCAGTTAATATATCTTTATATGGTATTCCATTTATTTTATATCTAATTACAGTACCAGGAAAGAACAAGCCAATTGTTGCTTTTTTTATTTTTTCATTTGGGTCATAAAATTCTTTTAGAGAAAGTTCCAACTTGTTTTTTTCAATTTTAAAAATTGGCTCTTTTTGTGTTTGTATTTCAAAATCAAACCCTTCTGCTATAAAAAGTCCTAAAATCAATCCATCAGATTTTACAGGAGGTATCAAATGAATTTGATATTCATTGAAAGGCTTTTTAACAAACTCAAAATCTCTAATCAATTTGGATTTGTTTTCATAAACTTCATTAGTTCTATCTAATATAGAGAAAGCACTATCGTTTGCAACAAACAATTCTAATATAGTTGGTTGAGGAGTTTCTTTTGTGAGTGGGATGTTAGAGAAAAAAACCGCCATTTTTCAATCCTTTTTTTAGGAATTATACTATAATTTATGGGCGGTATGTTTTTCTCTTCCAGAAACAATATCTTCTGTTTTAAATCCTTTGCCTCTTTTTACTTCATCTAACATAGCTTTTTGTAGATACCTATAGTTAAGTTTTGCAAATAGATTTCTGTTAAAGTTAGGGCGCATTACTAATGTTTTGTAAATAGGTTTTACAGGAGGCTTTTGTTCTGTGACATATATTTGGTGTATATTGTGCATTTGTAAGGTTTTTATTACAAAATCATCAATTGGAGTTCCTTTTAAAAACACATCTACACTTTCTGCTAAATAATATTTTCCGTTAGCTAATTCTGGAGAAACCATCTTTTTCATTTTTATGCTTGGGTAGTTTTTTAGTGCAGCATTTACATCAGCTATATCTCCTAATTCATCTTTACCTAAAGATAAATGTCCTCTAGCAATAACTTCAAAATGTTTTTTATTCAAGTCTCTACCTGTAGAATTTAAAAATGTTTCATGTAATAAATCGGCTTCATGTTTACGTGCAGCACCAAGACCTCTAGTTTGTAGTACATCTTTTACCGATGCGACTCCTTCTGATAATTGTTGCCCTTTGTATACATAATCCCCCTTTTTAACCAAAATCTTCTTACCAGCATCTACGTGTACAGGTTTCTTGGCGTCACCTATATAAATCAGATAACCACCTTGAGGTGATGCTTCTATTTTGGTAACGATTCCAGATCTAGGTGCTACTGGGGCTTTTTGTTTAAATCTATCAGGAGAATTAACCACTATTTTAAAACCTTCCATGCCTTGCAATTTATGAGGATCTTCTTCTTTTGCTCCTACGCTATGTTTAGTGCTTAAAACCATCTGAGTTAAAGGTTCGCCAATGCTTTGTGCAGCTACTATACCTACTTCCTCTCCTATAGATGGAAGTCTACCGTCAGGCTTTAGTCCATAACACATCGCACATATTCCTCTTGGTGCTTCACATGTTATAGGGCTTCTAACTTTTACACATTTAATGTTTTTATCATTTTTAAGTTTTTTCCAATACTCTTCATCAATTAGTTTATTGGTTCCAGCTTCAAATCTACCAACTATATGATGGTCTTGAGGATCCATGCAAATTCCATTTTTTGTGCCACAATCTTTCATTGTGATGACCTGGTCATCTGTGTTTGCTACTAATACTTTTCCAAACTCTCCAGGTTCTGAAGTTGCATTTGCTGTTTGAACGGCTGAGAATCTTCCTTGTGCTGCAACAGCAAAATATTCTTGAGGATTTAAACCTTTAACGAAATTGTTTTTAATCAAAATAGGCTTTGGGGTTTGATCCATGTCTACTGCATAAAAAGGTGCCCAAGACATTCTTGCAAATTGAGCTGGTTTACCTCTTGCGGAAGATTTGATTTGTAAAAGCATTTCATTGTTAGGATCTTCCATCTTTTTTATAGTTTCTTGAGCTTCATTAAAAGCTTTCATTAGAATTTTCTTTTTTTCTTTTACAGATTTTGCTTTGTTAAATGATTTCTCAATTTCCTTTATATGTTTTTCAACTTCTTTTTCAGCTATTTTTAAGTCTTTTGTACCAACATTTGCTCCTAAATAAAATGCCATCTTTTCTGCCAAAGCTGTAATTTCATGGATTCTTTCTTTGTAGAGTTCAGGGTATTTTGAAGCAAACTCCGACAGTTTTTGAGTGTATATTTTTTTTGTTATTGGTTTTTTAGGGTCGAATTGGATATCTTTTGGCATTAATGAATTTAATAAAATTACTCCAGCTGTTCCTTGCATTACATTCCTTTAAAAGATAAGTTGTAAAAATCTAATGCGTGCCCCTCATTGTCTAGACCGCTTCCAATGTAATGGCCTCTTTTTTTGATTATAGATTTAATAAGGTTATTGTTTCTAATAATTCCTATTATAGCAGGTTTTTTGCTTAATTTCTCTTTCATATGTTTCCAAAGTCTATATCCAGTTTTTGTTCTTCTCACCAATGGGTGTAAAATAAATGCTTTAACTATATACACTTCATTGAATGGTTGAAAAACATATAATCCTCTTACTTCATTTTCTACTAATAAAACATATGTTTGGTTGTTTGGATTTTTTAAAATCTCTTCTGCTTCTATCCTATGTATAAGCTCACCTTTAAATTCTTTATAAAATCTTTGCAAAAGTTTTACAGAATCATTAAAAACATATTTATCAAGAGAAACTATTTCTATTTTCATTCGTAGTCCTTAAAATTGCTTTTTAAATAATCCAATGCATCTTTTACGCAATCTAACTTGTTTGCTGATTTTAAAATATGCAACAACGACAACCAATCGTCTTGATCTACGAGATCAACTAATTCAGGAAGAAAAACACATTCTTTTGTTTTTTTTATTTCAGAAACTATTCTGCTAATATTGCGATTGCTTTTTAGCGATTTTAACAACTCTTGCAGATTTATATTAACCTCATCACTTTTTTCCTTTGTAAAAAAGATATCTTTTTTAAATAGTAATATAAAGGATAATGCAATGTATTTATACACTTTGCATTTTGTATTAGCAATTTGTCTAAAATTTGACAAATCAAGTAAGGCTTTAAAAATGGCCATTGGTTTTATGTGATTTAGGTTATGAAAGTCTATATATGTCATAGGCTTGCCCTTTCATCTAAACATTGTTTTAGCCAACATTTTAAAACATTTTTGGTCATAACTTTATTGCTATCTTCAATAGAAATTTTAGCATCTATACATTTCTTTTGAAGAGTAAAAGTTAAAGGATTACTTGTTTTTAAACAATAGTTATTGTGAGTATGAAATTCTGTTAAAGAATAGTCCTCTAACAAAAGATATTCAGATTTTATTTCTTTAATTTTATCCTCGTAAAATTTTATCAATTTCAATACATTAGTTGTGGGTAGATTGTCAATTGATTTCTCAATTGTCGAAAAGTAAAATTCTTCTAAATATGTTTTAATAATAGAAACAACTTTGCTAGCTGTTGCAGCATGATTACTTTCTGTAGAATTTTTTACAGAATAAGACGAATCAATTGTATAATCATTTATATCCTTGTAATTCTTTAACAGATTGTTAATTTCTTTAGTGTTTAAAACATCATCATCTTCTAATATTTCTTTGTCTTTTATCTTCAATTGTTCAACATTTGTTAAATCTCTTCTTATAAAAAAAGAATTATTTGTTTCTATGTTTGACAAATCCTCTATTATATTATTTGATGTTATGACTTCTGTGTTTATTTCTATTGGAATTTTGCTTTTAAAATCTATATCTTGTAAAGACGCATTATCCCCTTGGAAGCCTCTTATTTCACACACAATAGTTTTGCTTGTTAACAAATTAAATTGTTCCGATAAATTTTTCTTTGTAGGTAAATTATTTATTTCTTTAGTTACCTCGACAGATTTGAAAAGTTCATTTTTGTTTTTGTAAAACAATAAATTAGCTATTTCAATAGAAAAGAAACTATTATCTTTAATGTCACTGGTTTTGATATCGTGTGTATAAAACCAGTTTACAGAAGCAGTGTTTATATTTTTATTAATAAAAACTTTGTCTAAAGATTCAAACAAATGAAAAGTATAATCTTTTAAAAATAGAGATTCTTCTAAAACAGTTTGGTTGTAATTAACTAAAATATTTAAGTTTTTATTGAACTCGACACGCAATTCACTAAATTCAAATGAACTATCGTGCCTGTTGAATAAACTCTGATAAATGTAAATATTGTTAGTTTTGTTTCCTATATAAACAATTGGCTTTTTTTTTGATAGAAAGGAACTGATAGTGTTTTCCAAATAATTTAACTGTTCAACAACAAATTGAGCAGACATGCAAAAATCATCTAAATAAAACATATATTTCATCTCAAATTTCATCTATTGTCTCCTTGAGTTTTTTTACCAAGTCTGCTCCAGACGGAAAATAAACATATTCTCCTTTAGATGGAGATTTGTAAATCTGAAATTTCATATCAAAGGGTAATTTGTATCTGTTGAAATCTTTATAAACAAATATTCTTTCCCAGATAGATACGGGAATAATTTCTTCATTTATTTTTACAATCTTCAAAAAATCATTTTCTACATCTCCAAATGTCTGATTGTTAGAACTCAAACTATATTCTTTATTTTTGAATGTTTTAACATCTACAATGTTTTTAAATAAATCAATTAAGTTAAAAACAAATATTACTTCTTCATTAATAGTTTCAGGGACTTGAATAACTTCAAAATCATATAACTTTCCATTGTAAATTTCTTTTTTTAAAGAATTAAATCTAAGCTCTATAGAATAATCAGAAACAATTTTTAGTTTTTCATCTTTTGTTAATTTTTCTTTTGTTTTAATGCCTATTAAAATCAGGCTAAAAATAGAAGTGATGCTAAAGGGCAAATTTTCGGTAAAACGTTTAATTGTTTTGTTTGATGCATCTAGTAACATTACGATTGGCTCTATATTTACAGAAGTGCCATTTTCTCTTTGTAAAATAAAGTTTGTTTTAACCATTACTTGATCAATTAAAGTTCTAAATTCAGCTATATCTTTATAATTAATTAAATTGTACGCATAATAAGTGTCTGGAGAAATAGGATTTAATTTCAGGAAAGTAGAATCGCTAGTGTTTATTATTAAGTATTCCTTATTTAAGTCGTTTTCTCGATTTATTGCAGTAGACAAATTTTTAATACTTTCCACATACTCTAAAATATCCTTTATCAAATACTCAACCATTTCTCCTATATTTTCAAAATTTATAGACTGATTGTCTTTTAGTTCTTTTAAAGGCTGATTTTGAAAAAAAATTAAATTATCGCCTTCTAATGTAACTTTTGTTACAGGAATCAATTGCTTTTTAAGCTTCTCATACTCTTGTATAACAAGTTGAAGTTTTTTATTCATTGCACACCTCTGTAATTGTTGTTAATTCAGATATAATATGTTCCATAGCTAATTCTAATTCCTCATAACTAACTAATTCATTTGTATCTAACGTCTCATTTTTTCTTACAGCTTCTATTATCTTATTTGATAATCCAGTTTGATTTGAATCTGTTTTAATTAACTCAGGAACAGTCCAATTTTTTTTTGCTTTAGTTTCCTCAAAAATTTTAAAAAGTGTAATGGTTTTTAAAAAGTTTGATTTTTCTTCAAGCTCATCCGAAACAACAATTTCATCTAAAATGTAATTATTCTGATTAGTTATGTATAATTCTTTTGTGGTTGCATTATTAAGATATAATGATGATTGGGTTAAATATATTGATGTTACTGGCGAATCAATAATCTTTAGACGTAAAAAACGAAAAGAGTCCTTAGTTAAGGACATCGTGTTATCTAAGTTTTTTATATTTTTGTCAGTAAGGTCAATAATAGTTTTAATTGGAATTATGTATGTGTAACAATCAATTAATCCTATTAAATTGTTATCACCAATTTCTTCTATTGTTTGTTGTTCAATTACACAATCTGTTATAACAGGTTTTTTGATGGTTAAATAATTATCGATAAAATAGTTTAAGTTAACTAACGGAGAGCCGTTAGAAGATAAAACTACTTCTTGCTCAATAAAGCTCGAAACATTTTCGATATTTTGGTAAAAATTTTGAACCACATCTTCTAAATACTGTTCATTAACAAAGTTATTTTCTTCTTTTATTTCAGAATCTATTACGATAGTTAATTTATTAGATTTTAGTTTTATGTTCTTATCGTAAACTAAAAAATTATAGCTTAATTTAGGATTCTCTTTCCATGTCTCTTTAATTTCTTTTAAAAGAACCTTGCTTTTATAAATATCGTTTAATATTCTTTTTTGTTCCTGAAAAACTGTTTCAAAAAATAAATTTTCATTTTCTACATCTGTAATGTTTGTAGTCTGTATTTTTTCACAAAACTGATTGATGTCAATCATCTTTATCCTTAAGATTCTATTTCCATAGTTTCATCTTCAATGTTTAATTTAAACTTCTTGGAACTTGTTTCTATGGAAACAGAGTCAGAATTTATGTTGATAGTAATATTTTTTCCATACTCATTAAAAAATAGATCTATTTTTTTGAATTCATCAAAATTTATGTAATCTTCTCTGTTGTTAGCTTCAATATCGTTTATTTTTTTTTCAATTTCCAGAAAATTAAAATTGATCGCCATTATGATCTCGTCTAAATTAAACATTGAATACGGTTTAGGAGGAGTGATTATTTTCACATTTAACCTTTCAGCAATAACTTTTTGCAAATCAATAGTTTGTTCTATTTTTTTTAGAAATTCAACATCATCTCCATTAATAATGAGGTCGTCTAACTTTGAATATGTTAGACGACTAGGAAACAATATAGTTTCTATATTGCAATAAACCATTCTAATCTACCAAGTTCCAACTTAATGTCCATTGATAAACAAAATTAAAGCCCTCAGGGAATACCAATAGACCAGAAGTAATTCTTGAGCTAGCTAATTTTTCATAAGGGTCTTCTTCTGTTCCAGAACCAGTTATGTTTGCACATAATAAAATTTCTGAAATTTCTTGAGGTCTGATGCCACCATTTTCTGTGTCTACTTCTCCATTACTATTTAACCCGTTTTTAAATCTATAAACAGTGTTGTCATCGCTATCAGTTGTTTTTAAAACTTCTGTGTAATTTCCGTCATCTTTAATTGTTCCGTCAGAGTTAACATTTCTGTGTTTTGCTAAAGTGCCATCAGACATGATTATATCATAGCTAACAATACTATCAACGAATGGTAAAGTTTCATCAGATTGATCAGCTCCATTTCTTAAGTTAAAATCATTATATGTTATAGGCACTTCTACCACAAATTCTTTTCCATCTGGACCAAATGAAATGTTTTCAGGAAGAATATCTTTTTCTAAATAAACTATCCTATGTTTAACATCGTTGTAAGTATATGTGTAATCATCAATAGAATCGTCTTCTAATGATTGTCTAATTAATGAAGCAGCTTTTAGTTCTACATCATATGGAGTTGGGTCAACCTTTTGTTTTGGATTATCAAAGTTATGCCCACAATTACCAAAAGCAACCTTTGCTAATTTGTAATTTGTGTCTCCAGCCATTACACGAGCCATGATTTTTTTTGCGGTTTCTAATGATGTGTTGAACATAATATCATCTATATCATACCCTTCCCACATAGTTGCTATGTCTACTAAATTACCTTGAGGGTCATACACTTTTAACGCAACTTTACCTTTCATACCACCAACTACTTTGTGAGAGTTTAACATTCTATTGAAAGTTTTAGCTTGTTGTTTTGTGATCATCTCTTTTCCTTTTTTGTTGATTTTTTAAACTTTTTAATTATATCAAATTAGAAATAAGCAATTAAATCACCATCTTCCATTTTATAAATTTTCAAAGTATAAGTTGAACTATCGTATGTGTAATATCTTTCACCAGAAGTGTTTTGTGTTACAAGTTTGCCATTTACAAATACCATTCTAAATGGTCTTTTAAAATCCACAATTGTCACACTATTATTATCGTTTTCATCGATGTTGTCACTTGTAATTTTAATTGTTACTGGGTCTTTCAACATTAAATCTGATGTTGTAACATATGTTTGCCTAATATTTGTTAAAGGCTCTAAATATTGTAACCTTTTTACATCCGTGTTATATGCTAATTGTCCAGCTAATTGTTGAGTTGCTAGTTCTGCACCACTACCAACTTTGGGTTTGTATTCTTTAATTTGATTATCTATATATTTTTCTACATCTATCCAATAGGCTAATTTTTTAGCCCCTTCTGGAGTTCCCATAAATACAGCACCAGTATCCATTGTGTAAACAAACTCTCTAACCGCTGGTCTATATTGTTCTAATGTACTTTCAGATTCTGCCCATCTAATTAATAGTTGTTTTGCTATCGGAGTGCCCATGTTAATCCTTTTTGCTATAATTATAACAAAAAGGATTGTAAAAAATATGGCTGAAAAAATAAGGATAACAAACTCATACTACAAAGAACTTTTTGTTTCCAAAACAAATGAATATGGTGTAGAAGAACCTGTGGATTTAACGAAATATGATGATTGTTATGTGGTGTTTAAAAAAGATAGAAACACTCCCGATGAAGAATCGTATTTGATAAAAAAAATAGAGCCAGATTTAAGTAAGCCAGGAATTATTTCTATTTATTTAACGCCAGAAGAAACAATGTTGCTTCCTTTAACTTCATATGAAGAATTACCATATTTTTATATGTTTATACATTTAGGTTCTACAGCTACAGGAGAAAATATTGAAATAGATTTTTTTAAAGTAAAAACTGAATATGCTGGATTAAGACATTACACAAAAATAGATACATCTTTAGATGATTTAGGCTCTATCACTGGCTTTGTTGGTTATGTGTTTGATTGTGGAAGATTGTGTGAACCGCCTGTTTATGTTGTTGATGTTGCTGGTGGAGCACCAATAGTTACAGATTGTGGAAAGCTTCCTGCGTATGAATATGAAATAATAGATTTAGGAAAAATAACTTCTCCTATTGATAATATTTATGATTTACCTCAATTTAAAGGACACTGTAATGATTGAGTTTACTACAGACCCTGAAAAAAATAAAATTGCTAACGAACAATTAGAATATTTTGTAAATAAATTTAAACAAAATCAAAACGAATATGTGTTAAGAGCAAAAGCTGAGGCAATAATTAGAAAAGCTTTAAGAAACTGGAATCCTGGTTACGGTAATCTTAAAACATACTTAAGTTCGCAACTGCAACAATTGAGTAGAGAATTTTACAAAAATCAACCAGTTTATGTGCCAGAAAATCAACAACTTTTAATGTATAAAGCTAAAAAAATTATAGATGACTATAAAGACACATATGGTGGATTACCTAATCCTACCTGGCTAGCAAAAAAAATGAATATTACAGAAAATAAAGCTAAAAATTTATTGCAATTATATGGAGGAGTTGCAAAAGCTCAATTTGAAACAGATGAATATCTTCAAGCAAAAAATATTTCAATTACACCTAAAGAAATTATAGATAGCATACCAGACCCTACAAAAAGAAATATAGCTAAAGACATGTATTTAAAACAACTATCAAAAGAGCAACTGTTTAAAAAATATGGTTTTAAACAAACAAAATTTTATTCTATCAAGAAAGAAATAGACAACCATATATCTCAATACGCAGAAGCTATAAATTCTTATGAGTAAAGGTTAAATATGATCAATGAAATTTTTCAATCTAAATTGGAAATAGCAAAATCAACAGATCCTATTGTTGTCTCTCAGCAAACAAAAAAAGAAGAAAGTAGAGCTAAAGTAAAAGCTAAAAACTTTATTCAAGAATTGTTAACAACATTCTCTCCTCCTTTAAAGCCAGGCTATGGAACAACTTTGATAGAAGATTTAGGAGAAGTGATAAATCCTCCTAAATTTAGCTTTTATTTAGAAAAAAATGCAAATAAAATAGCTGATAAATATGGAATTACAAAAATAGAGGTAAGCAATATAGATAAATCAGGAACTATGTTAATAGGTCAATTAACAATACACATTGATGGATTAAAATATCCAGAAGAATTTCAAATAGATTGGAGCAATAAACACTTTACCACACAAGCTCTTGTGGAATGAAAAAAAGAAAGAAGAACTTAGAGGTAAATTTTTGCTCCTCCAAGCCCTCCATTAAGTAGATTATCAATACCTTGTTTTAGGTAATCAATATCACCTTTTAGGTTATCATAATCGTAATCAGTAGCATGGAAGATTTCTGAAGTTACATCAATTTCTCCAGCTGCACTTGTAACTTGCACTTGATAGTCACCGCCAGCTACAATATTTGTGCTTAATTTTTCAGTGTCAACTACAACTCTATAATCTCCTGAGTTACCTACTTGTGTTACAGTGTTGTCAGCTTTACCATCATTATCAGTGTCTGCAATAACATCTGATTTTAGAGGTTTGAAGAATGTTAGAATGTCGCCTGTAACTTTTCTAATTTCTTTGTACTCTTCTCCATTCACTGTGTTAATTTTTACTTTCATTCCAGCTGAGAAATTCGCACCGTCACCTTCTTTTAAAGGTAAAACCTTACTACCAGCTGCTACATCTGTTGCAACAGTTCCTGTTGCTGGAGAATCAATATTGTAAATGATTTCACTTACTTCAACATTTGCAGTCTCATCAGTTACATTTCCTGTAGATAGGTCAACAATTTTAATTACCCAGTCAGTTAACCCCATTTTATCTCTGTCTGTACCAATTACAAAATGGTTAATACCAGGAACAGTCCATAATGCTGCCATGTTTAATCCTTTTTTTGTTTTTTGCGTTTCTATTATAACCTATTGCTTAGAAAGTTCAAAATTTATCGATTTTACAAATAAATTTTAGCTCCATTGGAAATAGTAGGTTTTTCTTCTTGAATTACTTCCTCTACAACTTCTTCAAATTCCTCCTCTTGAGGTCTAGCAATATAAATTGGGCATAGGTACTGTTTTGATTTGATGTTTGTTTTTATCAAATAAGGACCGTCTTGCCATTTTTCTCCATTTTCTCCCTCTGTTCCTAGTTCACCAATAAAAAAAACAACCCTATATAAATTTTCTGAAATTTGAGTTATTTGAACAGGAGAAGCAATTTTATTAAAATTACTTTTACATAATTCGATACTATCTATTGGGTAAAAAGACGACACAAAAAATTCCAACACATCTTCTAACTCATATTCCTTTTTAGGGAGAAGATATATTTCTTGATTTTCATTCTCAACAACAGGGAATTCAAACATGTCTATATCAATGGTTACCTTTTCTTTTAATTTTAAAGGGATTTTATGTAAATTGTTTATTACTATCTCGTATTCATTTAAAAAAGATGTATTGATGTTGTTTATAATTTTTTCTGTTAAAGGTAGAGATGCAGCTTTATCTACAATAAGTTCATCTATCATTTCTCCATTTCTGTATATTTTTACATTTACATTTTCTTTAGTTGTTAAAAACTTAACTGTGTGTTTTATTTCAATATTAACATTTGAATCTTTAAAGTAAACACTTAAACTATCAGTTGCTAAATCCACTAAAGTTAATGTAGTAGACGTGTCGGCTTTTTCACAATAAATGGTGTTATTGCAATTTTTTATAGAAATAGAATTTAAAGTTGCGTTACCAGATAAAGAAGGGTTAAAATATAAAGCATAAGCATCGGAATCTGCATTTACAATATTTACATTTTTAATATACTTAATTTGACCTTTTGTTGAAATAGAGCCATACTTAGTTTCAGGGTTAAGGTAGGTTACGTTTTCAACATAAGAATCTTTTCCTGAAATTCTTCCAAATCCTTTTATGATGCAATTTTTAATTTCTACTTTCTGCTTTTCGGGAGAATTAAAAAAACCCCAAAAACAAGGAATTTCTATATAGCTACCATACAACTTCAAGTTTCCGGATAAAGTTTCTCCGTTTGAATTTTTAGTTTGATTTCCAAAGCCATAAGCTAACTCTGGGTTGTTTATGATAAAGCTACCTCCAACCATAGGTTCACTATTGTTCAATTCCCCAAATTGAAATTCAGAACCTTCATATATTTGAAATAAGCTTCCATTAATTTCTATATTTTTGTTTTTATCTATTAAAATTGCAGGAGTGTCTTTTCCTATATAAAAATCAAAATCAAAAAAAAAAGTTTTATCTCCTGATTTTTTAGCCTTATAAGCATAAGCGCTTTCTTGGACAGAACTATAGACATCTTCAAAAGAATAACTTCCATCGTCAATATATATTGACGTAGAGGTAACCTTTATCATCAACTACCTTTTTTTTGGCAAAAAGCTATCCCATGTTTTAATTTTTACAAACGCAGCTTTTTTTAAAAGTTCTATTGGTCTAATTTCTTTAGAAACAAGTGTCGCTTCATTGTTTTTTAATTCCGAAGCTATTTTTTTTAATTCTTGTTGTAGTTTCATTTTCTACACCTCTGCTTCTATCCCTAATTCTCTTAAGAAAGCATGAGCTGCAGCTTTACCAAATTCTTCTGCTGTTTTTTCCAAAGCAACTAATTCTAATCCAGCTTCCATTGCCGTTTTTTCTAACAATAACTCTAATTCTTCATCATCTACTACACTAGCAGTTTTTGTCAACTCTTGAGCTTCTTTTTTTAGAAGAGCAACTATTTGTTCTTCAGTTGGAGTTAATTGAGGTTCTTCTGCAACTTTGTGCAAGAGACCTTCTTCTTCATTGATTGCATCAGGCATTTGAGGCTTATGATTTTCCTCTTGAATAGAAGAAGCAACTTTTTGTAACTCTCCATCAGCAGCTAACACATTTAATTCTTTAGAAGCGCTTTCAACGATTTGATTTAAAATAGCATTTCTATCCATTTTATTCCTTTTTTTTCTTAATTATAGCAAAAGTTTATTTTTTTTGTTAAAATATACATAAAAAAGGCGATAAATGAAGAAAGTTAATTATATAACTTTAATTGAGATGTTGTCTGAGAAAACTGGATTAACTAAAAAAGAGGTAAGATCTGTAATGGATAGTTTTATTGAAGAAATAAAATCTCTAAAAGAAGTAGGAGATAAAATCTATTTAAGAAAGTTAGGTAAGTTTGAAATTGTAAAAATGAAAAGCAAACTTGTGTCCCTTAATAATAAAGTAGAAAAAATCCCAGATAGAAACAAATTGAAATTTAAAGTAACTTACCACGAGGATTAAACATGGGTAGTGCATTATCTTTATTAACTAGAGGGCTTGGTAAGGGTGTTAATTTTCTAAAATCAACAGCTTTTACTGGGTTTCAAAACCCTATAAAAACTCCTATAGGAAAAGCTATGACTGCTTTGACTGTAGCTGGAAGTTTAAGCAACATAAAACCTGGTTCAGCAAAACAAGCAACTTCTCAAATATTTTCTACAAACTCAAAATATTTTAACGATGTTGGATTTAAGGCTCTTTAAGAAAAAATTAGCTTTTCTCCTTGAAGATGGAGAATTGACAATAGAAGAAATCATGTTTTTAAAGAATTTTAAAAACGATGAACAATTGTTTTGTGCTTTAAAAATGATTTGCAATGATTCACAAGAAGATTGTTTTACAAGCGTTGATTCTTCTCTTTTGGAAAAAAAAGATTTAGTTTATGAACTATGTAAAAAAATAAGAAATAAAAACATACAAAGGTAATAAATGTTTTCAGAAAATTTTAATGAATTAAGAAAAATGATAGATGAATCAGCAGAAAAAATATACTCACGTTTTACTGGCATTCCTAAACTTCAAAATGAAAACAAAAACATAGCCTCAAACATTAAATGGAAAGCTAAATATTTTTTTATAACAGAACAAACTACCGCTGATGAATATGCTAATTTTATGACAACTTTAATTCAAAATCAAGACAAATATTTAATCCTAAGAGAAAAAGAAAACTGGACCCCAAGCGGAGAATTGATAAAAATTATAGAGTATTTAGAAAAAAGTTAAAACATTTTCTCATACTCATTACACCAATATTTATATGCAGTGTCAAAATCTATTACATCAGAAGTTCCAAATAAGTCTGCTATTATATTTGAAAAAGTTGTTTTATAATCATCAAAAGATTTGTTATTTTCTGTGCACCATTGTTTATGGATATTATTTATTTTATTTAAAAGTACATTGATTGGGCTATATAAATTCATAGTAGCTCCACCGGAAAAATCCCTTGGAGTTCCTAAATAGGCATTGAGCAAGAAAAATTTTTTAAGTTTATCTGTTTGGGTTGAGACTTTGTTGGCTGCTTTTTTTAGTAAAGACTTAACTGCTTCTAAAATATTGGAATCAACCACTCCGCTCGAATTAAATTCAAGAGTTTCACACATTAGCGCCAACAATGTATAACCTTCTATATTTCCAGATGCTGGAACTGGAAACAAAAAAGGTGATAAATAATTGTAATAAAAACTATCTATTTTTGCTTTATTCCCCAACTTCTTAACTACATGATAAAGAAAATTTATTAACGGTTCATAGTCTGAGATTTGTGCTTTGTATGTGTTTAAATTAAATCCAGTTTCTCCATATTTTATACCAACACAATTATCTGTAGCTACCGATGAAACCAAAATGTTTAAACCATCATTTTCATTGCTTGAAATGGTTTTAGTAACAATGGTTTGCATCACATCACTTAAAGCATTATTTACTGTATCAGCTCCAACCGAATAAATAAAATCTACTAACGAATTGCTTTCATTAGAAACCACCACATCTGGAAAAGGAAAGAAGATTTTGTTAAAAAAATCCCATTTAGAAGACGGCGACCCGCTAACAACGGAATCAATTATTGCGTTAATCGCATCTTTAGCAGCATCTACCCCAGATATCGTGTTTAAAACAAGTAATCTTCCTATAGGTAATAAGTTTTTGTTGGTTTTATCATAGGAAATATCTAAGAATGTTTTATAATAAGTAGTAAAAGCCCCGCTTTCATAAAATTCTTCAGTAAGTTTTTGACTACTAGCAATAATCATTGCTGCAGAAATTCCGCTTGAGTTTACATGTTTTAATTGATTTTCTAACTCTGCAGAAGTAAACACATATTCTAACAAACTCAAAACTATATCTGCAGGTATGTCATTATCTCTAGCGTAAACAAAAGCTTGAGTAGTAAGGTTATCTCCTTTAGAATTAGTTTGATACTTTAAAATTTCTCCTCCAGAATCTTGTGATCCTAAAATATCTTTAAGGGTGTTTTTTACTTTAGCAGCATCAAACCCCAAATCAGTTCTCACTAAAGAGTTAACTGCCGCTATAAACAGCCATCCAGAGCCAGTTAGATCCCCTAACGACGGAGCTTCCCCACTGAATATGTCAATACCTAAATTATCCTTAAGAGCATTAACAGCATCAGGATTAAAAACATCTGTTACTAAATTAATTAAATTATTAGCAGCCATCCTCTACCTTTTGTAATTTTAAATCTAGAAAATTATCCATCACTAAAATATAACATTCATTTGTTTCAATGTCTTTTAAAATAGTTGGTTTACATTGTCTGTATATGATTTTCTTTCTTGAAAAAGATATTGTTGCATTGATATCAGAGTTTGTTTCAGAGTATAAACAGTTTACATCACCATCAACAATTGAAGCTTTTATGAATAACTTTCCATTTTTAACAACTAATTTTCTTGCTTTTGTTCTATCATCAGTCAAGTAGCTTACTTTAAGCATTTTTAACCACGGAGTTTTAACATCTATTGTTGACCATAATTTATAATATTCGTCAGAAATTCTTATTTTATTCGGTCCTATAACTTTGAAATCATCAATAAAATATCTCTTGTCATTTTCGTAGAAAGATACTAATATGTCTTTTTCTTTACATTTTATAGGTGAACTTACCTTTGCAACCAAATCTTTTCCTAGTTTAACTATCTCTGATTTTCTTAATAAGAAAGAATCTTTCTGAGCTTTAAGTAGCAGCGATTTAGCATTAAGTGGAGCCGACACATATTCTTTTTTTAACTTATCTTTTATCGCATTAAAAATCTTTCTCATTTTTCTCCAATTCTTTCAAAATCAAATATTGCTCTACAATTTTAGTTGCTGCTACTTTTTTTAAAAAGTATCTTTTAGCCTCTTCTTTTAATTCTTGGGCTTTTTTAATTAAAAAATCTCTTGTTTCTTTATCCATAGCATCTCCTCTTATTGGTCAGCAAAAGCTTTAATATTCAATCCAATCTCTTTACTAGGCGATTCTGTTATTTCTTTGTAAAGATTTTTTATTATTACTGCGGGTATAATTATACCACGAACAGGGTCGCTTTTCAATTTTCTTGCCATAGCGATGAATTTTTCTTTACCAGCAGCAACTCCTTTTTTTAAAGGAATAAGATACGATAGCTCTTCTATTAAACCTTTTACAGAAGCTAATTTTTCAAATTCATATGGAGCAACATCATCGTATATACTTGCTTCTAAAATTTCTTCTGGTTTATGTTTGCATCCAATGAGAACATCTTCTGCATAAACCCTACTAGCAGTTTTTGATAAATCGTGAATAATTGATTTAGCAAATCCAGGAGATATATTTGCTATCTTAATTAGCTCACCTAAAATTTTATCTTCTGCTTGCTGAATGTAATAACTAGCTTCTTTTTGCAGTTCTTCTTTTTGCATCTCTTGAAGCATTTGTTGTTTTTCAAAAGCCACTTTTTCTAATTCAATAGTATCATCAAAATTATCTCCTGAAACATATAGCGGATCAAAAGGTTTAAATTCTTCATTAACATCATATTCAAATGCATTCAAAGGAACTACTCCCGCATCTCCATAAGAAGCTGTTTTTTTAATCCCCTCATTTGAATTGTTTTCAGGGATAGGTTCATACCACTCAATACCTAGCCATTGCTTACATTCATCAATCACAGGTTGTGCTACTTGATAGTGTTCGTGTTGAGTTCCTTCTTGGAGTTTTTGCAGAAACGCTTGAATGTTGTATTCTTCAACAATTCTTTGTCTCCAATTAGCATTTAACCCATAATTATCGCATAACTTTTCTATAACCAAATCAGGAGACTCTCCACTTTGGTTTACTTGCTCCAATGCTTCTTTTGCTATAGCTGTTACTTTTTGTCTGTTTGGGTCGAAGAATATCATGATTTTCCTTTTTACAGTTTTATTAGATCACTAATCCAATAAGACTATAAAAAGGGAAGAAAAGAGCTAGAATTAATCTAGCACGATTCTGCACACACCTTTAGTATTGATTAGTCCAAGCCCCATTGCTGCATATGTCCACATTTCAATCATATCAGCTTCAGTTTTGATTACTAAAGTGTGATCTTGAAGAATAAAGAATCTACCAAAGTAGTCTTGTGGCGCAACGATATACATTTCATTGTCTTTTACTAAATCGTTTTTAATTGTTGTAACAACTGGGATACCGAAAAGTTTATCAACACCAAGAGTGCCTTCTTCCCAGTTTTTAGAAACATTTTTATCACCGATTTCAATCATTCCTAGATTTACTAGGTCTGCTTTTAACGTTTGAGTCATAAGAAATTTAGGTTTTCCTTCTTTAGGATCAGTAGGAATCATTCTTAGTCTAGCTAACATTTTGATAAGGATTGAAATGTTTTCTTTTGTTAGACCTCCAGATACATGTTGCTCTTGAGTTCCAGGAGCTTTAGCATTTGCATCTGTGATGATTTTGTTGAAAGCCTCAATCATAGTTTCGTCTTCAACTTTTTGAGCTTCTTGGATAAATCTTTGTTCTAAGATTTTTGTGTAAGGTGTTTTAGAATTCATTAACTCAAATTTTGATTTGTGGAATTTTGCAGTTTCAATTTTTTGGAATTCTACAATTGGGTTTTCTTTTTCCCAATATCTTGCTTCACCTTGTCCTCTGAATGGAACAGTCATCGCTGTTGCTTCAATATCTTTTTCTAGGATGATTGCTGGTTGTTCTGAACCGCTTACTCTATCTAAGTCAGCCGGTGTTACCATTTTAGGTTCAATAAGTTTTCTAGCAAATCCTAACTCTCTTACTCTTTCTCTAATGAAGTAAGTAGAGTTATCCATTGCTTGCTTTAGTAATTGAGCATCACTTGCTGCTTTTACAAGTCCTGCATTAGTTTTGATTGTTGGAACTTCAGTTCTGATGTTCATTGTCTATCCTTTTTTAGTAATTTACTCTAACATCAAAAGATGTTTCTGTAATTCTAGTCACATATCCCCAAACAACTTTATGAGTGTCATCCAAAGGTGCAACTTTACCATCAACAACAGTCACAGGATCATTTAGATTTACACCATCAGGCGCTGGTTGATAGAATCTAACAACAAAATTACTAACATATACAGGAATTTTTCCAGAAGGTTTTTGTTGACCCATAGGGTTTACATTGCTTTCTACAGCTACACCACATTCAATGTGAGTATCTGTTAATGTAGCCTTTTGTCCATCCATAGTGATGATGTCACCAGGTTGAACTGCAACATTAGGGTCGCTAGTGTAAAGATCTTCGTGCCCGAAGCTTCTATACCCTCTTACAATGTCGATATTTTTCATAGCTATCCTTTTGTTAAAGTTTTAAACAGCTATATTTTATATAAAAAAATCAAATTATCAAAAAAATGCGATAATTCGGGCACTTTATATAGGGGGTAAAAAGAGAAGAAAAAAAGAGGTTTTAAGCTAAAGAGCTCAAAAAATCTTCTAAGGCTTTTTTAGCATCAGTTGAAGGCAGTTTTACGTTAGAAGGTTCACCTAAGCTTCCCCAGTCCTCTAAGTTACCGAACTCCTCATCTATAGAGTTATAAGAGGCATTTTTTTCCATGAAATCAAAGCCTTGATTAATTTGGTTAGATTCTAATTGATTTAATTTTTCTTCTAATTCTTTAATTTTTGCATCTTTAAGCTCAATTTCCGCAGCTGCTTTTTCCAATAGAGAAGCAATGTGTTCAACTGTGTATTGTTTCATACTAAATCCTTTTTTGGTTAATTATATCAAATAATTAGTAAACTTTAAATTCTCCTGTTAATATCTTGAAGGCATTGTAGGCAAATACTGAAGCATGCAAGAAGTCATCTGGATGAGTTCCTCTTTGCCAAATTCTGTATCCATTTTTGGTAATATGCTCGTGTTCTGACAATAAATGTAATATAGGTTCTCTCATTTCTTCGGGAGACGGAAAAATAAACCTCCCTCCTCTATTAATATCACCTACTTTTCCTGGTTTAAGAGCTTTAAAAAAATCATCTATAACAGATGTTTTGTCTAAATAAATTGTCCAACCATCAGGACTTCTTTTAATGATTTTATCAAATTTACCATATCTAAAAGGTATAATCATTTGTGGACCAAAAGCATCTGCAAGATATGAATTGTTTAAAGCCCCTTCTCCAGCGTCTGCTCCAACAATCTGACATCCAAATAATGCTATTTGCCTTTTAATATCCCTAATTGTTATCATATAATCTTGCTGAGGGTATATTTTATAATAAAGCAATTGTAATCTTCCTCTTCCTCTAAAAGAAGCATCTCCTCTTAATTCTCCATATATAGTTAAAACAGTTCTTGAATTGTAATCAATTCCTCCTCCACTCCAGTCTATTCCTGCAACAATTGTTTGAAAATTTCTTCTTAAAATGTTCCTATCAGGATTAGTTATAATGTGCACACCTGGTCTACAGCAAGCCAATATATCTTCTTCTGTAATAAAACGAGCACCTTTAGAAAACGAAATCCCAAGAACCTCATTGTTGAATTTGGCTTCATCATATTCTTCATACTTTTGAAGTAGATCTTTCCATTTGTTTTCAAAACCATAATGAAGTTTTAATGCAGGCTGAGGAACTCTTACTCCAACATAAAAGGCTTTTTCTGGTTCAGGTGCGGTAGGAATAATTACAAATTTTTCCATATTTAATAATCCGCCGCACTTAGAGCATATAGGTCCTTTTTTACCAATGTTTTTATACCCTATATCATTCCAACTGCCACATTTTTCACATTTAAAAAATATTTCGTGCTGAGTAGATCTTTGCCACATTATTTCAATTGGGTTATCTATTGTTTTAGGTGTACCAGCAAATAATTTTCTAGGATCTAATGATGCTGATAAAATTTCTAATGCAACAGGTATTTCGTTTGGGTCCATATCTTGAATCTCATCTAACATAAGAGTGTCTGCAGAATAACCCCTAGTTCTATCAGCATTGTCTTTCATATAAGAAATAGTTACTCCTGAACCATTTGCAAAGTTCTTGTCAAACAAACTATCTTTTACATCATAAGAATGTTTGTTTAATAAATATCTCCTAACTAGAGGTGAACGAGCTAAAAATTCGTTTAATTTAACTCTAGCAAATTCCCTAGCTTGTTTTTCAGAAGTTGTAGCATAAAAGGTTCTTTTGTTTGGCTCTAACATAGAGTCGGTTACAAGGGTTGCAGCTAGCATAGTAGATTTACCAACCTGTCTAGCTGTTTTTAATAATAGATTTTTTTTAGGCCAGTCGTATATTTCTCTAAAAGGCTGATGTAACTCAAAATTGAATCTTTTGCCTTTTAACCACAAAACAGCTTGCGCAAATTGCGATCTGGTTATGGTTCTACCGAAATGTGCTATGTTAGACATAATAACCTTTTTTACAAATTATAACAAAAAAAGAAAAAGGGAATCTAAAAAAAAGAAGAAGATAACTATTGTTGCTGTTGTTGATTATTCTGTCTATATCTATGATAACCATAACCAGCTAAAATTAAACCTAATGCTCCAGCTGCAAGTTTACCTTTGTGTTTACTGAAGAATGATGGTTGTTCTAATAACTTGTTTGTATCTTTGTATTCATCACCAGGTCCCATTGCACTCCAATTAGGAACATCAGAAGTAGTTGTTGAAGTTTTAGGAGTTTCACTTCCAGGAAGTTTTCCATCCCATTCAGTGCCATGTATTACATAATTATACGCAGAACCAGGCCCCATTGCGCTCCAATTAGGTGCTGAACTTTTTGTAGTAGTAGTAGTGCTCGCTCCAGGCCATACAGCATTTGTTTCTGAACCAAAGCTCATGTTAGCCTTAACTTTTTCTGCATTTGAAACATACGCTGTGTCAATATCTCTAATAAGAGTATCTATATTTCTCTTTTTAGCAGGCCCTTTTTTTCTTTTTTGTTTTTTTTCTTTGCAATTTTATACAAGAGACCTTCAGAAGAGAAATCTTCATGAAGGTTTTGAGCTACTTTAAATAAAAGACTCATTTCTATTCCTTATTGGTCTTTTTTGTGGTATGCATCATAAAGTAAACCACCACCACCTAGAAGACCTAAAGCTCCTCCGGCTGCAGCAACACCTTTTCCTTTTTTAATTTTGCCAACTACCTCTTCAAGAGCTTTTGCTTTTTCTTCGCTAGAAGCTGCTCTTCCTTCCATATGAGCAACAACTTTTTCTAATTCAGATTTTTTTACACCTAACTGTTCTAATTCACGAACTTTATTTGCTGTTGCATCACGGAATAAAGCGCTAAATAAAGATGGTTTGTAATCTTCTAGTTCTTTAATTCTATTATTTACTTGTTTTAATTTTTTAACATTAATATCTTTAGCGTTTTCTGATTCAGCTTTTCTTTTTTTAGCAAAATATAAAGCACCTTCAGCTCTTTTTTGTTTATCTGCCATTTGTTTTGCTTTTACTCCACCATAAATTCCGGCACCAGCTAAACCTACTCCTGCAGCAGCTTCTGCCCCAGAATAATCTCTTTTATCTTCTGCAGCCATTTTATAAAGATCATAAAGAGTTCCACCAAACATTTGCAATCCTTTCATTCAAAAATTGTTTTTAATTGTTGGTTTGTTTCATTGATAAGCCTCACCAAGGCAAGGCTTTCCATTGAACATTTTACCATATAATTTAGTAAAAAAGGAGTTTTTTCAAAAGTTTTTATAGCATTTTTGTCATTTGCTAATTCAGATATTTCTTTTAATGTTAGATTTTGCATATATTTAATAATCGATGCATACATTTCTAATTTTTTAGTTTCATACATGTCTAATATAACTGGAAAAGATAAAAACACTGGAGGCAATTCCCAAGATTCCCAATCAAGACACGCTCTGATATACCTTAAAGCATTTCCTTTGAACGCAAAAGTTTCGCTTCCCCATATTCCCAACACATTAGCGCAAGTCCAAGCTATTTCATATGCTGGGTAAGGTTCTAATGTTCCAACTGTAATTTCATGACCATTAAAACATTCAATCATTGCGTTAAAAGCTATAGGATTTGTAAAAACTTGTTCAGTTTTTAGAATTGAAGTCATAGCTTTAAGTCTTTCTGCATTATATTCAGAATATGGAGAAATCAAATTATCAATGGTTTCTATCTCCATTTTAAAAGCATCTTCTCTGGCTAAATTTAAAAAAACATAATACAAAATTAAAGCCTGAATTTTTTCATTTGAAAACACCATCTTATATGTTTCTTCATCAAGTTTTCTACTCATAATATAATTTTTTAAATCATCTACTTGATGTGCAAAATGCAGTATTTCTTTAGACGCTTTATTCATCTTTCTCCTTTAAAAGGTAAAAAATATTCTGATTAACACCAAATTCAATTGTTCCGTTACAAAATATCATTCTGATAGGTAAGAAAATATTTTTTGGAATGCTAACTTTAGCGTTTTCATAGAATAGTTTATTATTCAAAATCAATAAACAATCCCCTGAAATTTTGATGTTTATTTCCAACAACTCAGACGAATAGACAAACCCAAACAATTCTTTTTTAGAATATGAAAATTTGAAAGGACCACTCCCCTTATCTATAATCCCTTTTGGAGCAAATTTGTTTACAAACAATATAATATCTACAATATTTCTGCTTCTTACCAAATCTGTACAATCATTTATGTCTGCATACTCTAAACCGGGTATAAAATAATCTGCTTTTTTAGTTTGAAGAGTAATAATATTTTCTCCAACCTGAAGATAAATTGTATCAGTGTTAACATTTTGAGAAACAACAACATTGTTAACAGGAGAAAAAACATTCTCCTTTGGAAAAATAATATTTATATTAGACATTACTCATTTATGTACTGAACTAAATATTCAGCTATTAATTCTTGTGCCTCTTTAGGTAAAGATTGTAACTCTGAAATCACAGCATCTGCATCTAAAACATTATAATGTTCTTCAGCTGCCTTATATAAATCTTCACCAATAATAGCAGGACCATCTGAGCTCATTATTAACTCAGCTAAATCGTCTTTATAAAAATCAACTCCCCCAATTGTTACTAACTCGTCAGAAGCTGTTTTTGATATTTCTTCTGGTTGAGCGTCAATTTCATTAAATACAATAATAAAAGGATCAGGAAGCTCATCATAAGAAATATTTGCTTGTTTGTCTAATTTTATCAATTTAGCAACTATACTTCTATTAGTTCCAGCATCAAAACTAATTTCTCCTGCTGTTTTAAATAATCCTTTAAGTTCTTGAAAGAGATCTTGATAGCCTTCATGTTTTGTATAAGCATATCTAACACCTAATTCATGGGCTAACTTTTCTAAATTACATGGTGCATGTTGCCCATACACAAAAGCCCATTTTGGCAACTTTTCAGGTTCAATATTAAATTCTTCTGCTGTTTTAACCAAATTAGTAGCAAGCTCTACCTTATCGCTTAAAGGCATTACATGGAAGTATGTTTCAGCAGCTGAAGCTGATTTAAGTAACATATCAGGATCTAAAGCTGGGAATTTTAATTTAGATGGTAGAAGAAAGTGTTCTTCACTTGCAATTTTCACCATTTCTTTTTCACCCTCTAATAAGGGCTCCAGCTCTTTTAATCCATATTCTTCTAATGCATTTGCTACTCTTTGCTTAACATCTTCGTCTACCTCTGATGCTTGTTTATAAATATAAAGTGCACTAATAGCGGCATCTGCTGGAGTATGTATAGGAAATTTTTTTTCTACAGGATCTGCAAAAATATCATTAGGTAATTGAGAATAATCAATATTTACATTTGCTTGTTTTATTAACTCTACAGGTTTTATTGGGGCATCATGCAATGCTTGAGATAAGAAACTTAAATCCATGTCATTTGTAATGTCAAACATAATCACATCCTTTTTTAGCTAATTATAACAAATTTCAATAACCATCTAATGTTTGATGATTTATAATTAGGTGCTCTTTTAATATCTCAGATGTTTTTGCGTTAATGTCAAGAAGCTCTAACCATTTGTCTGTACTTATTGTAAACTTTAAATAATCAAACATGGTTAATATCTTAATATCTTGCAGGATGGATATATTGTATTCTTTTTTTACATAACCTTCAATTGTTTCTTGTATTAAAGAGTCACTTGATTTTTGGGAAAAACGAACATCAACATATGGCGAAAGAACAGGCTCTTCTTGTGAAACTGTTTCACTTATGTATTGTGGAGACGAAGGAGGGCAATAATATCCATCGCTAGATTCGTTAAAATATTTCATGTATTGATTCCACTGTAAGAAAAAAGCATTATGTCTCCCAATCCACGAACGCCCTAAATATTTAAACATATCTTCAAATGTTTTAAAAGTGTTACTTGTTTTGTAAGCAATTATTTTTCTTTTTACTTTTTTATCCATATACAATTCTATCCTCTCTGGCGATTCGTTGAAACGTTTAAGAACCAATTCTTTTAAGTCTGATAGTTTAGTTGTCCCCTTTTTAAAATAATCCCCTTCTCTGTCTACAATATAATACTCAGAAGATTTATCTTTATATATACCTTTATCGTAATCTATTGTGTAAGCTTCTAAAAGATAGTCATTTTCTCCTGGAAAAGTATAAAAATAATTTTCAAACTTTAATCTATAAGGAGGATCGTAACATGTAGTATCACTCATATCACAATAATCTTCTTCGCTTTCTAATCCCTCTATAAAAGCACATATTTTCCACATATCGCTCCAACATTTAACAAACCCATTACCTCCTTCTTTAGTACAAGGTTGCAACAAAAAGTTAAACACCCCTTTAGCTGGATAAGCAGCGTAAAGGGCTAAAGCAACTGGAAAATCTGACTCTGTAACTTTGTGTTTGCTTTTTACATTAAAATAATAAGTTATCCATCTATCTTCAAAATAAAACCTAATTTTTTGATACTTTATATTTTTAATTCTTTTATAAAACTCCTTGTTTTCAACTTTTTTGTATACGATATTGTGGTAATTTTCGTAAAACATTTCATCTTTTATTAGATTAAATAAATAATCTGTTAATTGAAGTCTTATCTTTGGTTGTTCAATTATAAATTGTTTATAATTAAGTGTAGGCTTTTCTGTACCAGAAACTTTATAGTAAATCTTATCTTTTTCTTCATCTGATAAATTTGAAAAATAATTATTAGTGTAAAGCTTATGATTAACTGCTTGTATATATAAAGTAGCCATTATTCTCCTTTATTGTGTTAAGTTAAACATTGAAAACTTAGTATTAAAATTTGGTATAGAATAAGAACTGCCGCTACTTAGTTCTGTAACAGGCGAAAAATCTTGCACATCATTGTTTTCAAAATTAATACTAAACATATTTTCTTTGTTTATAACAATTTCTGAATATCTTCTAAAATTGTAAAAAGAAAACATTAACGACCATCTATTAAAGGCCAAATTTTGAGAATCTAAAGAAAGCTCGTAAGAAACAGGATTTAACACCAATCCTACTGCACTTACTGAAAACTGTAATATAATCCAAAATTTAGGGTCAAATTCAGCACAATATGTCATAGGTTTAGCGGTATATCTAGGTGGATTGCTGTTTATAGAACCAAATAATAATGTTTTAAAGCAACTCCTTCCCCCTATCCAAGGATAAGTTGCCATTGCCATAGTAGACATAAAAAAGCTAGTATAGTTAAAATCTATAGGAATTCCTTCTATATATCCTGAGACAGGAAAATCAGAGCCTTCATTATATAATGCATTGTTATGAACTCTAATATTATTAGTCATACTCCTTGCAAAAAGATATAGCTTTGGTTTTTTGTTTTCAAAATCAAAAGTGTTTTTTGTGATTGTTAATTCATTTTTTTCTTCATTAAAATCATATGTTGCTATTTTTTTTAAATTGTCTGGAGGATTTTCAACATCTAATGAAACAGCCAATGTATTTTTGTCTAAAAAAATATCATGTGACCCATCCAATAAAGGGACTGACGAATTTCCTACAACGAGAGTATTTCCAACTCTTTTAAACATCTTCTTCCTTTTGTATAGTTCGAGGTTTTATCTCCATTATTTGAGACATCTTTACTTTTTTAAATAACTTTCCATCGATAGGTGTTCTTGCTGGATTGCCTTCCCAAACGTATGCATCTGCCAACATGTTAAGGTCATCTATATATTGTTTTATTTCTGCTTCCATTTCTGGATGTTGAGCTATATATTCATCTATCGACATTCTAACAGATTTTTTCTCTTGTTCTTGAAGTGCTTCTTGTTGAGCTGCATCTATTTGGTTTTGAATAGCTTCAAGTGCTTCCTCTGATATTTGATTATTAAAATCTTTAGCAGTTAATTCAAATTTGTCAATAGTAAAGTTTTCATCTATAGGTTCTTGTGTTTTGGCTTCTAATATTTCTATTAACGTGTTTTTGAAGATATCTATATCAGAAGCATATCTGTTTTTAACAAATGAAGATGCTACTTCTTTAATGTCTCCGCCATAAAAATCTTTTTTTATTTTGTAAACATAATTTCCTATTAATAGCTTATCATCTGATTCTATCTCATATGTAAATCCGTCATTGTCTAACATTTTGTAAAACTCTTTACAAAGTTCTTCTTTCGGAATTTTTGTTTTTGTTGTGTATAATGGGTCTGCCTCTATTTCTTTAAGTGAAATAGAAGGTATTTTCGGATCTGCTTTTTTAGGTATAGGTTTTGAAAAACCTTGCAACTTATCATTAACATATCTATATTCTAAAGGGATATCTAAAGTCCATTCAGTAGAAGAAGGTATTAACTCAAACACTTTTATAGATATATCCGATATGTCAGCAGCTGTAGGAATAAATAATTGCATCCATGTGGTTGCCCACTTATCAATATGTCCCCCTATAGATTCAATTCCTTTATTTAGAGTAAAACTGTGGCTATATGCAGAAAGTATTCCTTTAATCAAAGATAAAACTTTTGTATATTTAAAATCACATAATCTATACATAGAAGAAAGAATATTTTGTTGAGTTTTGTATTTAAATTCTCCTAACATAAAAACATTATTAGAAACAAAATTGTTTGTATAAGAAAAGTCACATTGAACAATTTCAGAACCTATATATTCCAAATTAGAATCAATTTTAAAAACTATTTCCATATCAAAACCACCTATATCTTGGCTTGTTAAAATACTAACAAAATAGTAAATATTATTTTTTATACTATCAGTATAATAGCTTATTGATTCTTCGGTAGCATCAATTGTG